ATGGCTACTATCAGTATTACATCAGAACTAGATGTAATTAATAAATACAAAGGTTTGGTTAGCGAGTCTATGGGTTCCGACTCCGTATATATACGTACGAAGGAGACACTAGAAGACTTTTTTAAGAACAACAATTTGAAAGATTCAGACAAAGCTGCGATTATCTCACAAGTACTTAGTTCGCTGAATACTTCGTTGGTTAATTCTAGTATGAGTACTGCTATGCAGTGGGCAGCTAATGAGAAGGATGTAGCACTTAAGAAGCTTGAGTTAGAACAACAGCTAGATATTTTAGCTAATGAGGTTAAACTTAAGGATGCCCAGATTGAGAAGATGAAAGACGATAGTATTGCTACACAGGCACAGACTATTAGAATGTTTGGTACTCCAACTATTATTGATGGTAATGTAGCTTCGTTAACTGATACAGGTAAGTTATACAAAGAGATTCAACTAATACAACAGCAGACGTTGAATGCAGGTAAAGAAGGTGTGTTATTAGACGCTAAGAAAACTGAGTCTCAGGCAGCTGTGCATAAAGTGGTAGCTGATACTTATAGAAACTACGGTAGTTACACTTTTGCATTAGCAGATGGTGGACTTACAGGTGTGTCTAAAACCTCAGGTACGTATGAGACTTTGAGTGATATACAGGCAGTGATTGCTAAAGAGCAGGCTAATGGGTATTCTTACAATGCTTGGGCTAATGCTATGAACGGATCAGCTAGTTTGATTGGTACTGCACTTGCTGGTGAAGCGGATATTTTTACTGAACTTAGTAATGGTACTGGTGATGCGCTTATCTCTACTATTCGAAATACTGCTTGTAAGTTGAACTCTGCTGTTTCCCCTTACGGTGATGCTGCCTGTGATACTCCATGAAAAAAGCTAACCCTGACCTTTATCAAGTAGCTACTACTCAATACTTGCAGAAGCTTTCGTATTTACGGAAGTTTATCAAGTATTGGGGTACTACTACTGTTAACGGAAGGGAGGTATTAGTTAATACTAACTACCATTACCCTACCTGGACACGTAGAGACACATTCGAGCGGTGGGCTAAACTGCTAGGTATATGGGGAAGTTTTAAAGACCCCAAGATGGAAGGTGTTGAAAATGCTTGGGTATTTTTAAACGAAGAAAAAGCAGATACAGCAGCTTTTACAGATAGTTTGATAGCCTCTAATTTGGATGCAGTAATGGGTGCTGTAGAGGGAGATCTAGAGGTTAGTGTAATGATAGGACCTAAAGTCGTAGGAGGGACCTTAGGCAAGAAGTTGACCTTAAGTAAGCTAAACATTAGTACCCCATTAACAGACCAAGAAGGTATTATGGCAGAGCTTTTACAGGAGATTGACTATCTGTGGGATAACTGTGTAATATCTAGTGGGACTCCTAGTGATGTGTACAAGGATATACTTGCTAGGTATTTATTGAAGTCTAGCGATGTCCCTTATGAGATGATAGAAGTGACTTCTGCTATGGTAGAAGCTAAGGTACCTGTGACAGAGGTTACTTACGAAGATGGAGAAGGGTTTTCACGCACCACTACGTATGTACCTAGGTACTACCAGGGGTATAAAGTGCGGTTAAAAGTGCCTCAGTTTAACTTTAGTGAAACTACGGATATGGTCTTAGCTATTAACGCAGATGTTCAAAACACGAATAGTATTTTTGGTTCCGGTAGTCCTTTAAACCGTATTGTAACACAACAAGCAGTAAACCTACTACAGTCTAGGGCACAAGATAGTACGGTGGGTTTGGCTAATTCGTTGTATACGACATCTTCTGTACCGGTTGACCCTTTGGTATGGGAGACCTCTGTAGATGGCTCTAGATACTTGAGGGTTGACTTTCTACTAAATAAAGAGATACCTCTACAAGAACGTATAGAATTTCTTAACAGTCTTATCGATTCTGACTATAGGGAAGAGAGTAACGATGGAGGTCTTTTCGGATTTCTGTTAACTATAGCGGTGTTTGCAGTAGCGGTACTGTTGACTCCCGTGACAGGTGGAGCTAGCTTATATGTAGCCTTATCTGCAGGTACTGCTACTACTTTAATGGTAGCTTCGGCTATAACTTTTGGAGCGTTAGTGTTGGCTGTTACTACTGTAGCCCTTTACGCAGCAGGTGCGGTAGAGTTGGCTAACTCCTTTGCGAAGTTTTCTAAAGCGATTGAACCTTTGGTTATGATAGCTACTATAGTTACCTTAGTCAATATAGTAAATACTGTTAAAAAGCTGGCAGAGGAAGGAAGTAAGGCTACCGCATCTGCGTTAGTTACGGAGCAGCTAAAAGATGCTGGGGTAGATATAGCTAAGGAGCTGGCAGATGAGATGGGTAAAGCTTTGTTTGACGGCATGGTAGATGAGGTAGCCTTAGAACTAGTTACAGACCAGTTTAATTCTATGGTATGGGTAGGTGTTAAAGATAGATTTGCAAACTTATTGAGTAGTAAGATTACAGATATTACCTTTGAGCAAGGGATAAAAGTAGCTAACTATGTATTTGAGCAAGTACAAAAGAACGAGACTGCTCAGATTAAAGATCAAATTGCTGACGAAAGAAGTAAGTTAGAGGCTTTACAAAAAGAAGAAGTACAAGTTAATGACTTGCTTGTAGATATTAACAGAGGTCTTTATGCCCCCTTAGCTAAAGACCAAAGTATGTATGCTGCTACTTATGCTAAGCCTTATGAATGGTGGAGTACTAGATACCATACAGGGTGTTGTCAATATAACGGTGTAAGTGCTATGTGGCTGGCTGACAAGGCTAAGTAGCTGTGGTATAATGGTAGAAAATAAAGAGGATAAGAAATGACTATTGAAAATACAGGATTGGCTGGTAGTGTAGGTACTGCAGGTGGATCGTTCAGTAAGGGGGCGTACCAGCCAGGGTTGATAGATAAATTGGCTCGGGATGGGTATACAGGTACTCAGATTACGGATATGTTGAAAGGATCTGCCTTGGATCAGGGTACGTCTGGAGGTTTAGATGGATTAAGTCTAAGCAGTATTGGAGACTTTGCAGACAGTGCTTGGGATGGCGTATCTAGTGTGCTGGGTAACGAAGGGTTGATGACAGGGGCGTTAGGTCTTGCTAGCTATCTACAACTAGCTCCTTTGTATGAAGAACAGCTTAAAGGTTTGAGACAGAATAGGCAGTTTGCTGCTGAGAATCAACAAAACCGTAGAAACATTGCATCGGCTCTAAGGTAGGGGATAAGTATGAGTAGACCGACTCAAGTAAGTGTAGGCAGTATTGGAAATCCAATGAGTGAGTTGGGTGCTACGTATGCAAACTACCTAGATAGGAAAGACAAGAGAGAGCAGCTTGCTTTGCAGAGAAAGCAGCTTGAGCTAGAGAATAAGCGAGCGGAAGAACAGCTTCAGTGGAAGCGTGAGGATAGGGCTAAAGCAGAGGAGCAGGATGCGTTAAGTAGGGATTTGATCCTTAATACGAGTCGTAACCTTCCTGCACATGCATTGGCAGCTAACGTATCGGATAGAAATAAGATTAATGCGGGTGCTGTGGACGCGTTTAACCGTACGTTGGCTCAAAGTCCTGAGCTACAAGCTAGGGAACAGGCTATACAGGAAGATGAGCTGAACGTGCGTCATGGGCTTTTGAGTGCGGAAGATGCGAATCTAGATGCTAGACGTGAGCAGCTTAGGCAGGATGTATGGGCTACAGGAGATCTAGGTAGTGAGGTAATTGAGACTTACACTGGGTACACGCCTCTTAGGGGTGAGGTACAAGCATCTACATTGAAGCAAGGAGTAGAGATGGGACTAGATCCTGCTACGTTATTGGAATTAGAGCCTAAGATTTCGGGTAGATTTCAGAGTGAAGCGGATGTTAAGAAGGCATATGCCGACTCTGTGAAAGATGCGAATAAAGATCGTCAATGGAGAGCAACCTTTGAGCAGAAGGATAGGATAGCTAGAGATAAGCTTACAGCAGCTGCGAATAAAGCTAGGTCTGGGAGTAAGAACTCTTTTACTGGCGGTTCTATAACCGATGCTATGGAGACTGTAAAAGGACTAGATACCGGTTGGTTTGATACTCGTAGTGCTATGGACTTTTTAAAATTTGGTGTTACTGAAAAGGGTATAAGCCCTAAAGCTATGGCAGAAGCTATGGCTAGGTATATGGAGACAGATGCTGTCTTTGGTAACAAGAAAGTACCTGTTGAGGATAAGAAAGCTCAAATATTGGCACTAGCTAAGGATTTAGAAGCTGGAGGTACTAATAATATTGCTAACTATGTCTCAACTAATACTCCTAAGATGCTTAATCCTAATATAAACCCCAAGGCAAATAGATTAGAAAGGGCGCTAGAACGGCTTAACCGTATCGCAAAAGCGCCTGAAGGTGAGGTTAGTACTGCTTCGGAGACCAAAGAAAATGGAAAGAAAGAAGCACCTAAACGTACTAGAAAAGAAGAGACGATAACTGACGGGTTAAGCGAAGCTGAACCCACTAGATTAGATGCTGCCCTTAATAAGGAGCGTTTGAAGTTACAGAACAGAGGATTGACTGAAAAACCTGCTGTACAAGAGGTAGATCCTAAAACATCTAGTAGTAGGTATAGTCGAAATAGGGCTTTAAGGAATACAAACCCTACTCCTAATCTACTTGTGGAAAAAGGTATAAAACAAGGGGCAGATAACAGGGCTGCTTTTGGTAGACTTGTGGATTACGGCCTGGAACAAGGGGCAGATAACAGAAGTTACTTGAAGGGCTTAGTAGCGTCTAGATGGAATGACCCTAAAGAGGTGGCTGCAAGAGAGAAGGTAGGTGCTGCGTTTAGTCAAGCAGGGCAATGGATATCAGATACTTTGGATGATATGGGGTTAAGCCGTAAAGAAGGCGGGTTTTTTGAGCCTAAGGAAAGCCGTTACGCTCTTACAGAGAAGGCTCCTGCGGTACCTGAAGTACCTAAAAGACCTGTAGCGGAGGCACCTAAAGCACCTTCTTATGATCCTACGGTACAAGGACTACAAGAGTATGTAGGTCGTAATGTAGGTTTAGGAAGAGAGCTTGCTGCAAGAGCGTTAAACAGTGGGAATAGAGAATTCCAGGATAAAGTTATGCAAGCTTTGGCTCCTAACCATCCTGATCTAGTTAAGGAGTATTTTAAAAACTTCTATAACACTAGTGTTAGTGAGGTAGGGGCCAGTCTAGAGGACCAAGCTATAGCTATTGCAGAAAGGTTAGGCATCCCTAAAGGAGAAGCGTACTTAATGGTTATGGAAAATCTTCGTAAAAGTTACCCATAGTAATCAACCATTTCTAGATAGGACACCGTCTACCTTCTTGGTATTCGGTGTTTTTTTGTGTTAAAATAAGTGTAAATAACTAACTTGAGAATATATTAATGTCTACCAATGACCCATTCGGAACCTATATCAGTGATGAGATGTATGATGCTTATGTAAACCAACCTTTTGAACAAGATATCCGTACTAGTAAAATTGATACTTTATCTAGGAATAGAGGGAAGAAGTTAGGTGTAGGTGAGTATAAACTTACTGGTCTACAAGGTAATGATTTACAGGATGAAAAAGGTACTATCTTCGGCAGGGAAGATGAGTGGTACGGCAATAAGATTGTTAATGACTATAACCCTGCACAGTTACAGTACCTTGAAGGTAGGTTATATAGTGAATATGGAGTTTTTAAAGACCCTGAGACAGGAGCATTAACTACTAAGGATTCCTCAGGGCAACTAGCTCCTTATCAAGGTACTAGTGAGGATCTAGGGTCTTACTATGGTTACGGTACTGGTACGGAAGGTGTAGATAAGTATGGTCGTTGGGGCGGCGCTAACCCTGACACTAGATACACTAACAAGCAAGGGAAAGATGGACTAGATTACTATGGTAATACTATAGGTCCTGGCGGTGTAGATATAGAGCAGTCTAGGATGGAATTGTTGTACCCTAGAGGTATTGAGAAGATATCCGAAGGATTACAGCATGGTAATCGTAGTACTATGAACCATAGGGCGGATCTAGAAACTGGTTTTAAGGATAGGTTTGGTACTGGTTCTACAGAAGCTTACTCAGATGGGTCTGTAGGTGCTTTTGGTGGTGATTCTAGACAGTATGAAATTGGTGATAAAGAAAAGCTGTGGAAAGACTTTGAGGAACGTTTTGGCCTACGTCAGGTTAAGCAAAAAGCAGTTCGACCTGCTGGGGATAAAAAAAGCTTTCGTGATACTATGTTGCATAGAGAGTCTGGTGGTGATTATAGTGTACGTAATGATCTAGGGTACTCTGGAGGTTACCAGTTTGGTGCCTCTGCTCTAGAAACTTTAGGGTACCTGAAAAAAGGATCCTCTAAAGAAGGTAATAAGGCTTTAGAAAATGCTGATAATTGGACAGGTAAGTCCGGTGTAGAATCATTAGAAGATTTTCTATCTAGTAAGGAAGTGCAAGATAAGGCTTTTGATGAGAATTTAGCGTTCAATGAAAATGTATTACGCTCTATTGGGGTTATTGATGATAATACCCTACCAGAAGATGTACAAGGTTATTTAGCTGCTGCTCATTTGTTAGGGGCTGGTAAGGTTAAAGAAGGTCTTGACAATGTTGATGCCAATAACACATCAGGACTAGAGTACTTCAACCTAGGTAAAGAAACATATTATGATACTGGTACTTCAGATAGTTCGTTAAAGATTCAAAATAGGTCTTTAGACGAGGAATACCTTAAATATAAAGCAGATAGTATGGATGGGCTTGATAGGGTAGGTAACGCTCTTAAAGGTTTTGTAGATGCTTTTTATGGTGAAGGTGTATTAGATCCTGCTGACTTTTTTGCAGAACAGGTAGCAGGTGGTGACCTTATAGCAGAAGAAGATAAGGCTGCCCATAAATATGATGTAACGGGTTATAATCCGCTATTATTAGAGTCTTCTATGGACTATGTCGGTAAGCAGTTTGATATCCTTACTGACGGTAATGCTTCTATAGCAGATCGAGTGAAGGCTGGGTTTAATGGGGTTATTGAAGCTATTACTACCCCTGAGTTGTTGACTACTTCACTAGGTACAGTAGCAGCGTGGTTAGCCCCTGGTAAGATTCTGAAGGTGCTTGGTTATGGTGCTCAAGGGTTTAAAGCACTGCGAGCTATTGATAAGGCTAAGCTTGAAGGTACTCTAAACTCTGTTCAAGCAGCAGCTGAGAAAGCAAAAGTGTTTGCAGGAGCTGAAGGACTTAAGTCAGCACTAGTAGCACAATCTGGTCAGTTAAGTGCAGCACTAGGTAACGTTAACGCCCAGTATGATGCTTTTGTAGCAAATAATGATGGTGTTCCTTTAGAGGGTATGGATAAGGTTAATTGGTTTGCCACTAGACTAGGTGTGCAGATGTTTAACCAGAACTTAGAGAAAATTGTAGATGTAGGTATTTTGAAGAATCCTGCTATGCTAGGGGCCGCTAAAGATACCGTTAAAGCTTTAAGTAATAAAGAGTTTTCTGATTTTGCTTTAGGTGTTAGTAAGACTATTACTGGCGGTACTTTGAATATGAGTAAAGAAGCTGGTCAGGAATACGCTCAAACCATGATGGAGATGTTCAACGAGAAGTTTGGTAGTGAGAAGTTCCAAGACCTAGATACTTTTGTGAAGTTTGTCAGTGATGAAGACAATATAAGAGAGTCTGGTATTGCTGCGTTAGCTGGTGCTGGTGGAGCTGTACAGTTTGAAGGTGTAGGTGCAGTAGGACAAGCTGTACAGAAAGGACTAGGTAAAGGACTTGAGATTAAGGATAAGTATGTAGTTTCTAAAGAAGAGCCTCCTGTATTAGATGAGGATATTAAAGCTAGTCTTAGGGCTGATTATATATCTTCTGTTAAGAGTCTTAGAGCCGTCAATGATGAAGGTATCACTGAGGATAATCTAGGGTCTGTTATGGATTTTATATCTAAGGCGCAGGATAGTAGAGAGGGGGTTGCTGATAGTCCTAATAAAGAATTGTTAGCACAAGCTGAAAAACAAATTAGCACCGCTATCGATACTGTTATAGGGATGATTGAAAAGAATCCTAATCTTAATCTGGATAAGAAAGTTCTAGAGAAGGATGGTGCCACTGTACCTGATAAAGCTATAGAAGCAGAACGAGTGATGCATACTATTCTTGGTAGTGATAAAGCTATTACTGATGAGTTTGTAGGAAAACTTACTACTTTCGGTAAAGCTAACGGTATGAGTGAAGAACGTATCGGTAAGATCATTAAGAGCTATGAGAGTGTAGATGAAGAAGCTAGGGATGGTGATAGAGGTTTCCTAGCTGCTGAAAATAGGATTATGGGTGCTTTAGAGAGTGGCGATCCTGATACTAAGGCTGTAGAGAAAGAATTTGATAGGTTGACTAGTTTTTATTCTGCTACCTTAAACTCCCAGAAAAATCTAGAGAAGGGTATCAAGAAGGCTAAAGAAGAAGCCGCTAGGTTAAATGCGTTAGGTAAGCCTGGTAAACGTGTACTAGTCCTTACTGACTATTTGAAAGATGAGAAGGATAGGAAAGGTAATCGTAAGAGGTTTGATATTGCCGTATCTTATGTTAGTGGCAAGTGGACTCCGGATTTAAAAGAAGCAGAGAAACGTCTTAGTAAGAAGAAAGAGCGTAGTAACGAAATTCTAAGCATTTTGAAAGACGTAGGGTCTAAAGGTTATAAGTATCTAGGTGATAAAGTTGCTTTAGATACCTTTATCATACCTAAAGGGTCTAGTAAGGACAAAGCTAGATCTTATGATGAAAATTATTTAAGTAAGACTAGCAAAGTACTTGATGAGGTAGGTGTACCTAGTCGTGTATCTAGGGTTATTCTTGATGAGAAGGATGGAGGTACCTCACCTAAATGGGCTGCTAATAGTGACTATAGAAAGGCTAATGTAGGTATTATTAACGGAGATGAAGAATATCAAGCTAGTGATGTAGTTTTATTGAATGCTATGGCAACTACATATAAAAAGGGTGATAAGACTTTCTATATCACTACTTTGTACGATGCTAGTAACCCTGCTAGGAAAGAGGTGTTGAAAGCTGCTAAGGCTGGTGCCACTATTGTTCTGGATAGGGAGTACAAGACTAACAATAAAGCTAGTGTCAGTGTAAGGAGATTTCTTACTGGCGATAAGGTAGGCTATACTAATGTCCCTGGTACGGATGCTTATGTACCTAAGACAGATGCTCGTGTAGTAGACTTTGCTGAACGTAAAAAGGCAGTAGAGAAAGAACGAGCTACGGAGAAGAAGGCTAAAGCTGTTAAGGACAAGGCCCTTAATAGTATAGTGGAGATGGCTGCTGATCTAGCTGTCGGGGATTCTACTAGTTCTAGGACTGAGTACAATAAAACTATTAAAGAAGTTGCTAAAGAGTACTTTAAAGGTGATACAGATAAGGTAGATTCTTATGTAGAAAGAAATCTTAAAGAGCGTGTAGATGCTGTTAAGAAGTCTTTGGAAGGGTACAATGCAGGTAAAGTGGAAGAGGCTGATATTGTTTATGATGCTGATAGTATTACCACTCTTGCAGAAAGAGATATTGAGAAGAGTAAAACAGTTGATAAGGATGTATTAGAGCTGTTAGCTTTTTGGAAAGACGCTGTAGAAGAAGAGGGTCTCAAAGGTAAGAAGCTTGAAGAGGTTTTAGAAAAGAAAGCGAAAGACCTAGGTATGGCTATAGATATGGGCTCTGTCAGTAAAAGTTTACTAGAAGAGAAGGCTGTAGGTAAAGATAAACCTGACCTAGTTGAGTATACCTTTAAGAAAGAAGTATTTGTTAATGGTAAATGGAGAGATGAAGGTGTAGATAAAACCATCTCTGTAGAATCGTACTCAGAAGAGGAGGCAACGGAGTATTTAAAACAGAAACCAGAACCTCATACAAGCAAAGGACGCAAGTATAGAAAAATACCTATCAGTGTTAAACAGGTTACGGTGGATCCTAGTAAATTTGTTACTCTTAGTAAGAAAACTCTATTAGGTTCTGTACCTGTTGAAGCTCTTCCTGGAGACGTTAAAGAAGTAGCCGGTCGTTTTAAAAAGGCTCTTGAGAAGATTCTACAACCTTTAGGTAAGGGTGAGAAGGCAGTAGGAGAAGAGTACGACACACTAGTTAAGAAGGGTGACAGAGTTGCTAAGTACGGCCTATACGATTCTCCTGCTAGAGCTTTGATATTTGATGGCAGTGGTATTGCTCCTGAGGTTGCCGCTGCTATGGGACTGGCTGTACTGGATACTATTAGTACAGATAAACGTAAGCTAATGAAAGGTTATAAAAACGTAGAACAGATAGGTCAAATGTTTAACGTACAGCCTCATGAAGTCACTAAAGAAATGATGGACTTCGTTAAGGATATCGGTAGCTTGAAAAAGACTTTAGCTACTAGTGTTGGTAAGAATGTGGCTAAGTTGTTGGGTTATAGTAAGAAAAATGCTAAAGACCTAGGTTACAACACATATGAAAGATTTATTGCAGAGTTAGGGCAAACAGCTTTACTTGCAGCTGAGGCAGAAGGTTTAGTAGAGTTTAAAAATAAGCCTAGTAAAGACTTAGCCGATTTACTTAAAAATACTACATCTGACTATAACGTGTCTAATGATAAGATTAACGTAGGTTTTGTCAATATTGTAAGTAAGAAAGACAAGGTAAGTAAACAAGAAGTACCTGTTAAGAAAGTGGATAGAGCCTTGGCTACATTTGAAGGTATTGCTGATAGGTTACCAGAGGTTCGTACAGTAGGCAGAGGACCTAGTTTAAAACCTTTTAGTGAAAAGTTTTTGAATAATCAGGTCAATTCTGTACATAACGATGAGGTTGGGTTTGTACCTCCTAAAGAAGCACAAGATACTTTACGTAACATGATGGATACTGCCTATACGTTCGAGACAAGTAAGGTGGTGGATTTCCTAGCTAAAGTAGATGCCCATAAGGAAGGAGTATTTAAACAGCTTGGGTATATAGACCCTGAGAGTAGTGCATTTGAAGCTTTGACTTTTGAAGAAAAAGATATGCAGATCAGTAAAAACCGTGATATAGAAGAATCTATCCAGAATCTTAGGGATACAGCGGAAAAGGCTGATGGGAAGGACCTAGATCTGTATTTCCCTTTTTACTATATTAATAACGGTCGTTATCAGCTAGATAGTACTACAATTAATCCTCAAACTGATAAATTACATAGATTTCTTATACAGCCTAAAGCAAATGAAAGGGTGTATGAGTATAAAGATGGTGTGTTCACTTCTGATGGTAAGAAGGTGTCTTTCTTAGTTAGGATGGCATTAGGACAAGCCTTTGGTTTTGGTATAGATAAAGAAGTTACACCAGCTATCATCGAATTTGGTAATAAGCTATTGGGGTTGACTGAGAAAGACCTAGATAAGCTAGAGACTAAACTACTAGACAAAGGAGAAGCTTCTATTAAAACATCTAATGGTGTTGTAAAAGTAGAAGCAGAGCATCTTACACATGCATTAGATGGTATTGATTTCTTGAGGCAGGTTAAGACAGGTAAGGTTACCAGTAGGCTTACTGCAGAATTTGACTCCTTAACTAGTGGTTTTGCTAACAAGGTTCAACAAATGCCTATCTTCGATGATGCTACTATGCATGAGCACTTAGCTAGGGTTGGTGTATTGACTGAAGAGTACCTAGCTAAGTTAGAGAGTCAAGGATTTGAGGTTAAGATAGGTACTAATGGGGCTGTTAATGATGTCTTAGGTGGAGCAGAAGGATTCTTAGATAGCTATAAAAACCTAGCTAAGAAAACACTACTTGGATTACCTAATAGAGTAGAAGCCTTAGGTAAAGGTAATACAAAAGAAGCTAAGAAAAATGCTTATAAAAAGACTATGTTTAATAAACTAGCGTCACTAGATGTACTACCTGGTTCTGATATGTTACATACGCTTGTTGATGAATCTAGTATAGAGATTAGCTCTTCTTTACGTAATATGTTTAAAAATCCTTTTATGATTTTTAACTATAGTGCTGCTATTAGTACTATTATTAAGAATTTAGGTATTGATATCAGTAAAGACTTGATTTCTACCATGGCTAAAGCGGATTTAAAGGATCCTGAAGATAAAGGTACTTTGATGTTGGAGTACTTAGCCAATAGTCGTAAGTTTGGTATCAGGACAGAAGGGGCTGCTGGTGCTCCTGTTATGAAGAAGATTTCTCCTAAGGAGCTACAACAAGCTATCAGGAATAGGCCTGCTAACGCTATTAAGATGCAATTAGTCGGTAATAGTACTGATACTATGCTCAATGGGTTAGCTGGTGTCATGAAAGATACCTACGGGGAAGAGGTAAAGACAGTATTTGAGAAAGAGTTTGCCGAATACTTAGATATACAAGAAGTCACTAATGATGCTTTTAAAGCTATGTTTAGGATTTTCGATAGTAAACGTATTAATATGCTTAAAGAAGCTTATAAAGATAAAGGGTATTTTAACCAAGAGGATATGGGTAAGATACAAGATAAGCTTTGGGCAGACTTTCCTTACATTATGGGACCACTAAGTAAGAGAAAAGATTTTAAGGATATTATACCTGTCGTATCTAAAGGTCTGGGTACACCTAATCAAATAGAGCAAGCTGCTTTGTCTGGTCGTACTAAACTTAAAAAAGAAGGTACTAAAGGTGGTACAGGTATTGTTATAAACCCGTTAGTCTACTCTATGGAAGAAGCTAGGAGTGCTGGTTCTGTATTACCTTACCATTTTATAGATGGTGCTGAGATGGCTTTGATGTTCCAAGAGTTCTATAAGGAAGTTGATAGCGATAAAGCCGGGATTTTAGGTATCCATGATGCTATAATGACTGCACTAGATGAGTCAAACACTGCTCTATTTGGCTATAATAAAGGTATGTTTAATGTCAATAGTGGTTATTCTATCGTAGAAGAGATACAAAATATGATGAATAGGATTGACCTAGATGGTGTAAACCTTGATCAGATTTCTTCTAAAAGTCTAAAAACTACTATAAGCATGACTAAAAAAGGCAAAGAAGCACCTGGTTTTGGAGAAGTACTAGGTAAGGTACAAGAACGTGTTAAAACCAAAGCTGACCTAGTTAAAGCTAAGAGAGAAGAGTGGGCTGATCGTCTTAAGACTGCTTGGTATGGCAATATGGTTGGTACTCCTGGTGGTATGTACAAAGAAGGTGTAGAGGTTAATAGTGACTATGAGACTGAGTTTGAAACTAGGGGCCTATACAAAGTTATGGCTGATACTAGGAGTAAAAAGAAGTCTAAGAAGCCACCATCTCCAGGTAAAGAAATACTAGAGCTTGTGTCAGCATTAGGTGATGTAACAGATAAATATAAGGAATGTAAGTAATGAGTTGTTCTGTAGAGTATAAAAAATACCTTAAAAATAGTTTAACAAAAATTAACGGGTTGTTGGATAAAGGTATTGAAGTAACCAGTGATGGGGTAGATTTACGTCATCTGCAGGATAAGGTTACTGGTGCTTACAGAACTTTAGATACTAAAGATTTAGAAGCTCTTAATAGCCACAGGGATGAAGTTCTTTTTACTGCGGTTAGGAAAGAGCTTACTGATGTGTTCTATGCAGGATTTAGTAAAGAGGCTAATATACGTTTTGCTCTGATGGATGTAGAACAGATTAATAATGGTAATTTATATACAATTACTATGAAGAATTTGGATAATGATAAAGTTTATACTTTTAAGTTCAAACCTGGTACAGATAGATCGTTACCTAGCTATAGAGGTAAGCAACTGTATGTACCTAATATGAGTACTGTACTATATAAAGCTAGTAATACTAAGGAGATGGTAACTAGTACACTAGACCCAGAACAAGCTAAAGAAAACGGTAATGCGGAGATTGCAAGGATTCGTAAGCAGCTTAGAATAGCTAGTGACAGAGCTAGTTTGAATACTCGAGGTGCTAAGCGTAGGGATGAGTATACGCATGGTGATATAGACCAGATGAAGAGATTACTAGATGAGTTGAACACTATTGATGAAGGTAATGCCGGTGAAGAATATGTAGAATATGGTAAGACTTTATTAGATGGTATGCATCCTCATTTCTTTAGAAAGATGGACTTGTTTATTAAGAATACGAAGGATAAATCCGGTGGTTGGATCAACCTAGACGAAAGTGACATGGTTATTGTTACAGGTAAGGATAAGTCTAAAGAAAAGTCCAATGCTGAAGTTTATTTACATGAGGTAGTACATAGTATGACTTCATGGGCTTTGCGTAGCGATAGTGATAAATTACCTACTATTAGGAGAGAACTTAACCATTTATTTAAGGTAGCTAGCGAAAGGGTTAGTTGGCAGGATTACCTAGATATGCCGGAAGAAGAAGCAAGCGATTCTGATAAGACTAAAGCTAAAGAGTTATATAGTTATATATTCGAGAGTGAGAATGCTAAAGATGAATTTTTAGCTCATGGTTTGACTCACCCTAAAACTATTGCGTTACTTACTAAAATGGATAGTATTAAGGAAGATACTGACAATAAAACTTTCCTAGATAAGGTAATGAATGTTGTTCATACTTTATTCGATATCGTGTTAGGGAAGTATGCTTTTAAAGAGCGTAATAATAATGCAGTGGCCCAATTACATGCATTGAGTCTTAGATTGGCGGATATTAATAATACTGCAGACAGTCATATTGAAGAAACTAATCTAATAGGTAGATTCTATAATGCTATTGATAATACTGAAGGTAAGTTTGCTGATTGGGCTGAAGAGTTTCAAGATAAGTATTTTACTGTAGAAGATAAGATTAAAGTACCTCAATCAGATGATTTTGTTACTGGTATGAAGTTTGCTGCTGAAGTTCTTATAAAAGCTATGGTTAATAGGAAGTATAGAAACTACTTAGGTTTGTTAATGTCTAACTGGAGTACTGTGGGCATTCCTTTAAAGGCTGGAGGGACTGTTAGGGAGTTTTTTAGTAGTTTTGTAGCATCTACAGACCATGCTAGAGCAGCGGAAAGATTGAGTCTTGAGAATGAGCATTTAGATACGATACGTAACACTAATATTGTACAAACTGGTAAGGATTTAGAAGCAGCATTTAAACGTAGACCTAACGAAAAAGAATCTAGAGCACTAACTAGAGCTGTATTGGATGTTAATTTAAGTGCTTTGATGTACACTAGAGGGTCTAGGCATAAGTATAATAATAGGGATGTCAGAAAAGTACTCGATAGTGATGAGGCTAGGTTAAAGAGACGTGAGACTGCATTGAAGTCCTTAAAAGGAGCGTTAAATGCTGCTGGTGAGGGGCATAGGTATGATTGGGTAGTAGGGCAGAGTAAAGGGCTAGGATATTTTATGGCTACTCATCAGGGGCATCCTGGGTTAAATACTAATGCTAGAAGTATTGTTAAAGGTGATTTGTCTAATGAGAGATTTAAAATTGATGCGGATCTAGTGGCTTTAGTAGAAGAGATTTCTGTGCTAACAGCATTACAATATACTAGTAAGGAAGATAAGAAGTTAGTTAGTAACCTGATGAAAGATGACTGGAAAGGTGTTAGCAATCTTATGGATGTCTACGAAGGGTTTAAAAAGGATTCGAGATCTAGGTTGTTTAAGGGTGATGAAGCTCATATGATGGATGGGTATTCTAAAGAAATTTTTGACAGTGGTATCGAGATTGCGTATAAGCCGATGAGTAAAAGAGCAGAAATGGAATCTGCAGGGTATGAGTTTAAAGGAGAAGTACCAGCCAAGAATGGAGAGATCCGTAAGAAACCTGTAGGGATGTTTGTAACGAACTCGTTCTCGAAAGCGGAAAGGTTTAGAGGAGCTACGAATTTAAGTAGTTTGGCTGCTAGAGGTACAGACCTAAGGGAGATAAAGTACTTAGAGGATCCAGAACTAGGTGGGAAGCTGTTTAAAAGAGATAAAGCCAGAATTGACCTTGAAGCGGAGAAGATTCGTATAAAGATGAGTAAAGGCGAAGATATAGATTATAGTGAAATTGGTATGGGGATGATGCCGATAAAGGATGCTACAGGGAAAGTAGTTAACTATAGGTATATGATGAGTAAAGAGCAGAAAGAAAAGTTGTTGGGGCAGGAAACAGATGTAATAACTATTTTATCTAGGTCAATGGGAAGTATAATTGATAAAGAAGTACGAGAAGAACATAACGAAAAAGTACTTGATATGATCAAGAAAACTATGAAAGAGAATTGGGAATTCGGACCGGTAGGGAAAGATGGTGAAGAGTTTGTTTTGATTGGACCTGAAAGCGAAAACGAAGAGATGAAAGAGCTTTATTATATGCTGCCTAAGAGTTTTCAAGAGTTCATTAACCATAGAGCGGATCAGACAATGGCAGTGCCAGCTTCACTGGTACCGATGTTGTTTGGGTATAAGCATATGATGCTAACAGAAAAGCTAAGAAAAGTGCTACCTAAAGTATTGACACAACTAGTTAATATGGTGGAAGGGTTTTGGATTGAATTGGTTAAGATTGCTAAAGGTAATATATTACTGAAAATGCCAGCTATACTGGTAAGTAATATTGTAAGTAACTTCTTGTACTTACTTACTACTGGAGGAGCAGGCCCTATTGAATTATTGCAAATGCATAAGGAGAGTTACCAGAGTGCTAAGGCATACCTAGATGGTTATAGGGAAATACATAGGTTAGGTATTGAAATAAGTAAGCTGGAAAGTGTTCTTAGGAGTAATGCTACCGATAAGAGTAGTGTGCTTACAGATATTAAAAAGAAAAAGGCTAGATTGAAAGTCTTAAATAAGGAATTGGAAGAGAACTCTGTACATGAATTATTTGAAGCAGGGTTGTTTCAGTCTGTGGTTGAAGATGTAAATACGGATGTTTTAGGGGATTCTAATACGTTATCTGATAAAATGGATAAGGTCTTACAGAAAAGTCCTGTAGCAGTACGTAAAGGACTACAATGGGCGTATTTAAGTAAAGAGACTGGATGGTATAGATTTAACCAGGAAATATTACAGTTGTCTGATTTGATTGCTAGAGATGTGCAGAATAAGAAGATGAAGAGAGCTGAGACAGCTATGATGGATGGTAAGAGGGTTGTACCTAAAGCGTTAAGAGAAGCTATAGGTATTAAATCCGATAAACCTGTAAAGATAACAGGTGCTTTAAGGGATGAGTTTTTAGAGAAGTCTAAGGAGTATAGGATAAACCATTTGTTAGACTCGTTTATTAACTACAATAAACCTAACGGTAGGTTTGAAGAGTACTTAAATAGGATTGGTGTGTTGATGTTCACTAAGTATGTGAAAAGGGTTCAACGAGTAATTGCTACTACTGCACTACAACATCCTATCAGAAGTTCTGCAGTACTAGCATTAGCAGTATTAGCTATAGACCTTGATAATATACAAGATCAAGCATTCTTAACTAAAGGGTTTGGAACAGATGGGGATTTCTCCTTTACTAATGTATTTACTAACTCCAATCCTGTAGAGATAATTACTAATATCACTACACCAGCACTAGTTAAAGAAGAGACCTATATGGGGCTCATCTAGTCATACTTAGTAGGGAGTATACAATATATATAAGCCCTACTATTAATATACCTATTGCTAGTATGTAGGATACGTAAAGCGTAACAAATGAGAGGACTGTAAGTATGACTAACGACATCACTATCCCAATGGATTGTATGAAATTTTTCATTATAAGTCCTCAAAATTTTGTCGTTTTTTGGGGGCAGTAGGCCCATCTGGATTCATAGTTTTAATATTATGCCAAATGATGCTTGCTTTATCTGACTTAAAGAAGCCTTGAAAATAGTTAGGTGGGTTTTTGTATAGATATATACTAACCACCATAGAGGCTATCATACCTACTACCATACCGCTATATGTTCCTGAGAATATAGCTACTACAAAAATAAATAATGAGGTATCTATTACCGCATCTTCATATCTTCCTAATGATACTTTTTTAAGTATGATTATAAGGTTAAGGGCAGTAACTATACCTATAATTATAAATTCCATATCAACTCCTTTGGTCTAGAATTTCTTGGAGTTTTGGTTCAGGTGCGTAGAGTTCGTTAAAGTTAGGTGGTTTGATTAGCTTACCTTGAGGGTCCTTAGGACAGCCTAGTTTAGCTGTATTGGCTTCCACTACTACAGATAGAGCTTGCTCTATTTGAGAAGGAGAGAGACCTAGCTTGGTCATGGAGCCTATAGCGAAGACTACAGCATCACAAGCTTTATCTAGGCGGTCTACGTCTGGGATAGGAGTAGTAGATGCTGTGGCTGTTTGAACTAGGTGTCTTGCTACGTCCTTGGGAGATGTAGGGGATCCGTCTAGCGTATCTTGGATTTCACCATGCATTGAGTACATGATGTATTCAGGAGATAAACCCTCAAGAGCTTCCTCGATTTGAAAGGAGCTCTCTAAGTAGTCGTTATAACCACCCTTAACTAGGTCGGCTTCGTGGTTGAAGTCGTAGATAGACTGGATTATAGAGGTCATGGCAGTACGCTCAATAGACTGGTTAGTTCTTTTAAGGCTGCTAATTGAGCAGTGTTGATTTCGTCTTGGTTGACGATGCCTTCGATTTTAGCTAGGGTAGTTACTTTTAGGTTGTTTGTGTCTGGGTTTCCTGAAGGTGTCTGGATAGTAGAGCTGCCACCTAGGTTGCCTAGCAGGTCTGAGATAGATTTGTCGTCTAACATTACATGTCTCCTTTATGTGTTTGTTCCCAACGTTTCATTGTGTCTTCCGTATTTAGCCATAGATCTTTACCGTCGATGACAGAGGTCATTTCGTCGTCGGTTAGGAATCCATTATAGAAGGTACGGAAGGCTGAGTTTAGTTCTTGATCGATGAACTCTTGACGAGCTTTCATTTCGTGACCTTTGCCGTGAGCTCCTGAACTGTAGTTATGAATCATGAAAGACATATGAGGTTCAGCTTCTAGTACGTCGCAAGATAGAGCAATGATAGTAGCAGCTGACGCTACTGTACCGGATAAATGAGCGATTACCGTAGCTTGAGAGCTTTGGATAGCGGCACGAATCATTAAGGCAGAGTCGATCATACCACCATGATTGTTGATGATAAGAGTGACCTCTTCATCGCTTTGGGCTTGAGATAAGATGAAACAAAGTTCGTTGTATTCGCTGACATCTGCGATATTATCTGTTAAGTAAGCTGTATAGCCTTTACGTGTTTTTACAATTGGTACGTAGGTTTCCCAAGCACGTTCAGGTAAACTTGGTTTTAGGAGCATAGGGATTTCCATAAGGGTTCCTTTAAGATTTATTTAGTTCTTTTACCACTAGTTCTGCATAGCCTGAAATGTCATGCCAAGAGTCGTCGTAGTGAGGGTCACCGTTGGCGATACGGGCAAGTTTGTGGCAGATCATTGAGATAGCCTCTACCATGTAAGGTGGAAGTGGAGTGGCTTTGTCTTGACCGTGGGTTAAGAAGTAGTGTTGCATGATTGTGTTTTTGAGGGTTTGAGATAGAGCGGAATGAGAAACGAAAGAGCCGTAACGGTCCCCTCGTTGATCTAGGGTGGTATCTAGATCTAGAGGTTCGTTTAAGGCTGCTTTCATTTGCTCTTCGATTTGCGATACCTTTTCCTCATAAGCCTCGGCTTGGTTGGAATAATGTGACATCGTTTTACCCTTTATCTGCTTCGATTAGATCTTGTTTGGCAGGAGTTACTAGTTTCTTGATTTCGTTTAGAGATTTACGAATACGAGCAGATTCTGCTTTGGTTGGTTTTTCTGAATAAGCCGCATCTTGATCGTTAAGAGTGGCTACTAGTTTCATTAGGTCATTATAGTTTTGCATTTTTAGTTCCTTTTTTGGTTAAGTAAGCTAGGTGTTACCCTAGCTTAAGATTTAGCCTTGACAGCCTTCACATACACTTTTGTCTACTTGATGTACAGAATCCTCGTTTAAGGAGTGGACATAGTAGAGTGAGTGTAGGTAAGGGTCTTGCCAAGCTATATAGTGTAGGCGAGAGATCTCTTCCTCGGTTTCCTCTTTTTGGATGTAAAGGTTAGTAGACTGGCCTTGACCTCCACCCCCTTCTGACATAATACGTTGCCTGTGAGATGCCATTAAGATGATGGTTTCTTGGTTAAGTTCAAAAGCAGTTTTGAATACCTTCTTTTCATGAGAAGTAAGCCAAGATTCGCCTTGAATAGATCCTTGAGCTTCCGATATACGCTTCATAGTATCTTCGTTATATGTATCACGTTCCTTCATTAACTTTAGGAGCGTTGGGTTGATACGGTAAACAATACCTCCAGCAGTACGTTGTTCAAACACATTGGCGAAGACCGGCATAGTACCTTCAGAAATCCCACCTTGGATGATGGCTGTAGATTTAGTTGGAGGAAGGGCTAGACGGTGAGAGAAACGTTCTCCGTAACCTTTCATCCATTCTGGTTCACCTATTTCTGTAGCTAGTGTTTTAGAAGCAGCTAAAGATTCGGTATCTAGGTGACGCATCATTTTTTGGTTGAACATAATAGAGTCGAAGTCACCAAATATCATATCACTTTGTTGGTAGTAGGTGGATAGACCTAGTACACCAAGACCGATAGCACGGGACTTTTCGGTAAAAGCTATGATACGTTCGAAACCTTCTTCTTGACGAGCTTTAATTAGCATATCCTCTACTACAGCATCTAAGAAGATCGTAGCGATTTGGACTGCTTTAGTGTCATGCCATTCGTCCCATTTACTTATGTTCATCGAAGAAAGTACACAAGTGAATGAGTGGTCTTTGTCATTAAAGAGTTCGATTTCCGAGCAAAGGTTTGAGTGCTTTACGTGGAGACCTAGGTCTTTGTAGACTTGAGGACGGTCACGGTTTACTTTATCTAAGTAGAGTTGGTAGCCTTTTCCTTTGACCATACGGGCTTTCAGCATCTGTTTCCAGATTTCTTCTGCACTAGCAGGATCGGTACGAAAGAGTTCACGATAGCGTTCATCTATGTTCCAGCCTATATTCCAACCGTCATCATCTGCAATGATTTGGTCTACGAATTCCTTAAAGTCTGGAGATAGGACGTTTAAGTATTGGCCGATTGAACCACGACGAGTTCCTCCTTGGGAGACTTCACGACAGTCTTGGACAGCACCCGATGCAGGTTGGATAGGTCCATTAGCAGTACCTCCCTTAGAGATAGCAGAACCCCTAGGTCTGACTGCGTCTAGGCACCATGAGGTTCCGTAACCACGTTGAGTGAGCTGAGCTATCTCTTTACGTGCGTCGTAGAAGCCTGGGATGCTGTCGGATAGATCGGTGCCAGAACATGCAATTGGATGACCTCGTTCATTGCCCATATTTGTTAGGACAGGGGTGGAAGGTGAAAGCCAACCTTTCCACATTACGTCGAAGAAAGCGTCTTCCCATGAAGAGTAGCCCCATCGTTCTACGTTATGAAGTCGGGTAAGCTCAGCGGCACGTTTAGCGATACGAGTATACATATCACGAGGATTTTCACCCCTATCTAAATAAGCCTTTTCCGTTATCATTTGGAAAGAGGCTGTAGACATCCATGCAGGAGCTAGGTCTTGTTTTTGCAGTTCCTTGCGTTGGAATGAGAGTTGGTCATATTTATTCATTAGGTTCCTCCATAAATTGTAAGACTGAGAAGTTGTCAACTTTCCAATTTCGTCTGTACTGGGAAGTTCCTGAGTTAAAGAAGTCGTGTTGAACGATAGATGCCTTTCCTCGGTAGAACCAGTCTTTGATTGGGTTCTTACCAATTTCAAAGATAGGATCATAATGAAGAAGCTTAAGAGTCTCATTTGCTCGGAAACGGATGAATGTCTTAAGTTGATCTTTTGTGATATCGTTAATAGACTCCTGTGTTCCGAATACGTATTCGATTACAGAATCTTCATGTGCTACTACTTCTTTTAGGAGTTTGTGGATGTCCTGTTTTAAAGCTTCTCTGGTAGACTCACGCATATTTGATTCTTTCATATATGTATTGAATAAGTAGGCAGCGAAGTCTCCGTGTAAGGTCTCATCTTGGATTACAAACTCTACACCAGTAATCGTATTGGTGATTAGGTTATGACCGTTAGCTTGGAAAGATTTAAGCATTGCAAAGTTACTAAACAGTAGAACTTGCTCTATTGAGGCTACAGTAGCTAACGCTAGAGGTTTATCTTTTGGTAAGTTAGATGTAATCTCTTTTAAGAATTCTAGTTTACTTTTCAGTACTTGGATTGTTTGCTGGTTCTTTAAAATGTCTTCTGGGTTGATATTTAGTTCATCTGACATTTTTTGGTAAAAGAAAGCATGTACAGACTTCTCCATACGGGAGATCTCAGCACAACAACCCTCTATCTCACTGTGAGGAAACCAATGAGCAATCTTTTCCCATACCTCCCCTACAGTTTGTTCGATCTCTACGAAGAGTTGAAGGGTTACAGATACCATATTGTACTGTTCCTTTGACATCTTGTTTCTGTAATCAGATATATCTTTGTCTACAGGGATTTCTTGTGCGGTCCATGCTTTATCCTGTTGCTCTTCCATAATATGTTTAGCTTGAGGGTAAAGGTACAGACCGAATAAAGGGTTTCCTGTCTCTATAGGTAGTTTCATGCTGTTCCTTATTTTAGTTTTATTGTTTAGGAGCCCAAACATTGTATTTACTGTTATAAAGGATACGACTTACAGTATAAGAGGTAGCTTCAGGTACAGCATCTAACAACTGTTCGGCCTTATTGCTAGAACCTATCATAGATAGGTCGCTAATTTCCTCTAGTATACGGGAATTTTTACTATCGTACAATACGATTTCATACGAACCTATTGAGCGGATTTGCATTCTACCTCCTTTATAGTTATTTCACAACGAGGGTTAGTCTTGTCCTGACCAGCTACGGACCAGGTAGAAGAAAGGTGGAACTTTACGTTATCGTTTACTAGGATGCCTTCTTTTTGAAGGGTGTCTAAAACTACCTTTTCCATTAGGGCTGCTATGTTAGAGCCATCACACACGTTTTTATAATAAATGCGGAGATCTAGGTGGAAGAGTTGGAAGCTAGGGCTATCAGCTGGGATTTGAGCTTTTACTAGTTCGTGGAAATCAGTCTTCCATTTGTTGGAGGTGAAATGGTGCCAATTTCTATAGGCATTCATACCTACTAACCAGGTCTTATCCGCTTTTGTTTTATATTCTTGGGTCCAGTAAAGAGGTAGAGTAATAGTCATAAAGTTCCTTGAGAGTAAATTAAGGCCCGTCTTTCCGGGCTGTCCGCTAAAGCACAAAAGAACTACCTGCATATCGCAAGAGGTAGAGGAGGTAATTGTCTTTAACTGTTACAGGTTAGTATATGCGCCATAGGACAAAAAATAAAACCTATTGGCGGACCTATGCAGTGCACCTGTAACTAACTGGTACATAGGCCTATAAATGTGGTCCCCTATGGACGAATCGAACATCCTGACTCCACCTTAATAGTTTTTGTCATTCGCTTAGGAGGCGAACTTAAGGGGCATAGGGGGTTAAATAGCGTATGATAGTAGGTTACTTGCTAAAAAAGGATAACCGACCATCCTATTAAACTATGGAGAGTGTATCTGCCAATTCTTTATGGAGATTTTTTAGTTCTTCTGTTTTATTAAGAATAGCAGAAAGACCTACAGCAGCTATATGTTTTTTAACTTCGTCTGCAGGCATATCTGATGAAACTACAAGAGTCACCCCTAGTTTTGGTAGTGCGTAATAAGTAAAATCCTTTAGGATCGAGTCTAAAACAGCTTTTCGCTTAGCTGCTAACTTCTTATGGGTTACCTTGACTGTAGTGTGTTCAGACCCTTTTACAGAGACTGGAGTAGTATTTACATATATAGTAAGACGTTTATTATATACCGCATTATATAACTTTCTGTGTAGATTCATAGCAAGACCTCTGGATGTTCTGTGTCTAGGATAACCCGTCTACCTTCCTTTTGGATGTAGGATAGGATACGTTTTCGAGAGCATCCGTTAGATCCTTCAGTAGCATAGATATGAACTATGTCGGTACCTAGGTTAGCGTCGTACTCTAAGGTGACCTCTACTCCGATGTCCCACCCTGAGACAGTGGAGGTAAGGCCAGAGGTTTTAGAACCACAACGAGTAGCTTCGCCACGGTTACCTTGAATGGAGGCGTAGAAATGGGCCATATTAGGTTCCTTATAGGTAGAGTTCGGGGTAGTTAACTTGGTTGGCTTTGATCTGGTCAGACACTTTTAGTAGACGTTCTGGTTGTACACTAAGCTTACTAGGAGTATCAGGGAAGTAGGGATCCCATACAGTTACTCTTTTGGAGGTAAGTTTTAGAACTTTTGTCAAACCTGAAAAGTTGGTATTAGTATGTGAATGCGCTAAGTATACTGTGTCCCCTACTTTTAGCGGGATTCCGAGTGCATCTTTCATAGGGAGTTCCTTATGGTTTGTATTTCTTCGATGGAAGCGTTGTGAGGCAGGACCTCTAAGTTAGCCCAGTCCTTACCTATTTCTAGGTCTGCATCATTATGAACAAGTTGGTTTTCCATAAAGTCAGTTGTCATGACTGGAATGATGTGGTCATTAAGCCATTTGATAATTTCTGGGTCATCGGTTACTTCAAAATATATGGAGTCATAAATGGTTGAGGTTACTTTGATATCATCTTGTAGCCCTGCTTCATCAATTAAGGCATGTAAACGGTTTATCGTTAAGGCTGTTAGGATGGACCAGAACTGAGAGCAAGCGTTGTTGATCGTCCTGATGTCTCTGTCAGGGTCATCCGTGTAGATGTAGAAACCTAACCCTAGGTGAATGCGTCCGTTCTCTATGGCTGTAGGGAGTACGTAGCTTTCTCGGAATTCTGTGATACCAGGGAATAGATCATTGTGGTATGCGTTGAATATGAGCTCAGCTTCGTCTAGGGGGATCTTTACAGTAGCAGCAACCTTTGGAGGGAAAGCGCCATAAGCTAAGCCGAAAGAGATGGGTTTACTGTCTTGACGGACAGATACAGCATCTTTATGTTTAGGGTGATCCTTGTCGTCTACGATAGCCTTTAGAAGTTTAGAGGCCTCTTTGTTATCTGTAAAAGGACCTATAATGTCCTTAACCCTAGCAGGGTAATAGTAGGTAGCAGATAGGGAGTGACCGTCTAGGCCTTCTAAGAATAAACCTAGTTTGTTGCTGTCCCTAGATAAGTTGGCTACTACACGGTCTTCTAAAGCTGCGTAGTCGATAGCACATATGAGGGACCCTGGAGGAGCTGTGAAACATTTTTTTATAGGTTTAGCAAAGATGGAGCCTGTAGAAGGCATGTTGAGCATGTTAGGATTACTACTGGTATATCTTGCTGATTTGGCCCCTAGGAGTTTGTATTGACCGTAAAGACGATCATCTACAGTGTAGCGATAGAAAGCGTTGATGAAGTTGTTTCTTACTATAGCGGCATAGGATTGGTCGATTAAAGCATCTACTAAAGCTTTGACGTCAGGGTCTGCTGTCATTTTTCCGATACCTTCAATGACATCCCTCCCATAACTAGGTAGTCCTGTTGTTTTAGATACCACGTCTGACTGGACCCCTAAAGACTCGAATAGTTCTCTTTTCTGTTCTGACGAGTTTGGGTTAAAAGGAGGTAACTCGATATCTGGAGAAGCTATCTGATCTAGGTATTTACGGTTGTGTAGCTCTGCTTTATGGGTTGCTAGTAACTCCATTGCTTCTTTAGCTATAGGGTGAGAGTCTGTAATCTCTTTAGCTAATAGTTTTTTGAGCATTGGCTTTGTTTTAGATAACTTCTTCACTAGATTAGCAGGCCATTTTGGAATACCTGTCGGTAATAGCCCCGTAGGCTCTGTTTTACCATACTTTGTAGCGTAGATATGCATAAAGTAGCTACGATGTGTCATATCACCAGGTTTAAATGGTTTTAGATAGTAAGATGCGTCTCGTAGTCTTGTTTTACGTTCTTCTTGGTATTTTACTATTAGTACTGAATGACGTATATCTAAGTACCCTTTAATATGTGGATTACTCGCTAATCGGTTGCTTACACTTTCTAGCTGGTTGTCTAAAGTTACCTGTAACTGCTCTACTTTATCTAGGTCAACATGAAGTCCGTTATGCATGATACGTACAGTATCTTTTATTAAGTATTTGGCTACATTGTCATAGAAGTAGGTAGGTCCGTAATCTGTATACTTAGGTTCTGGAGCCGGTAATAGATCGTGTGGGGAGTAAGTCATATTAAATATTCCGGATAGGTTTCTTTGAGAGTTTGTAAGGTACGTTTTTTATCTTCTAATAAAGCTTGTGTATTTATAACGTCTAAGTTATAGCTTTTTTGCATAATACACACTTTCTTTAGGTATAGTATGTCTGCTTTTAGCCTTGCTATAGTTCTTTCAAAGTTATATTGGTTCATTACAGGAACAATTCTGGATTTTCTTCTACAATATTGCTAATAGAAGGAATGGCTTTATCTAGTGCGTCTAATCTAGCTAATGTTTTTTCTGCTGCTCTTCTGTACCCGTTGATTAGGTCCTTTTGAAGCATCTGTTTTGCAGCAATGGCTGTAACAGGATCAGTAAAACAGGAAGCAGACCAGCTAGGTGTGTATTCTCCTAGAGTAGTAACTATAGTATGGTTAATATGTTTATTGTTCAGCTTTGCACAAGTTTTAGTCTCTACTATTTTACCGTTTTTGAAGGTAAACAGTTTGCCTGTAGGTTTAGGAGTATAGTCCATGTAACTGCTGTATTTAGACTTTTGTTCATCTAGTACTATCTCGTAAGCTCTTAGAGATACACCTGTCAGTTTTCCTGTAGATGTTATATCACTAGGCTCTAATAGATAGAGTTTTGTTTGTGCTTCATAGGCTTCTTGTATTGTCATTTCTATCCCTCTATTTGAGATTGTATTTCGTTCCATAACCAGTAAGTAGCACAAGCATCTATGGCAGCATACTTAATTAGTTTGGGGTTGTGGATATTATCTAATGTGAAGTAATCTGAGCTTACAGCCCATTCTCCGTATTTGTGGCCTGCTAGTTCTTTTAGACCTGTAGAGGCTTTATGCACATCTACATGGTTTAGTAGAGTTTTAGATAGGATTTGTGTATCTTCGTAAACCAGTGGAAATTGTCCTGTATGGTACATTATGTGCTTAGCATCGTAACTTAGGTTGTGCCATATTTGTGTTTTTTTAGTGGTTACTAAGAAACGTAGTACCACACGAGCTACTGCATCATTATCCATTACTATTACAAATCCTTCGTGATCTGACCAAGCTGCCGAAAAATGGGTAATCGTACAGTGGCTTGGGTGATCTAGTGCTGTAGCCTCTCCTTTTGAGATTAGCTCTGCTCTTTGCTGAATAGGGAGTGTAAGGTCTTTTGATTGCTCTAGATAAGCTGTTTGTTCTTCTGGTCTATAGCGTACAGCAGTCTCGAAATCTGCGGCAAATAAGTCTGGTAAAGAATCTAGCCATTGCTTTGCTATAAAGGCATTAGATGTAGATTTGTGTGTAACTTTAATAGTTGATTGTATCATAAGAATAGCTCAGGATATTTATACTTTATGTCTGATATAGAGAAATAATTAGAGTCTATATCATAAATTTTATAATTTTTAGGCTTATACTCTACGTCAGCAAGTACCTCTTTTATATCTTCTTGAAAAAATCTAGAGGTCGTATCTTCTAAATATTTTAGTGCTTCTTCTACAGAATCTTCCCAGTACGATATTTTATTTATATTTGTATCGAAAGCTTTGTAGCTAGCAATATCTACAGCTTCAAAAAATTTAGGGAGCGGATCTTCTAAACCTTTTAGTTCTATTATATATATCATATGAACTCTTCTGGACAGATTAGTTTACGTTTCATTGCACATTTTGCTGTTTGTTTTAAGTGAGTAGCATTCTCAATATGTTTTAAGGCTCTTGTACAAGCTACGTAGTATAGGTTTAGAGACTCACGTTGCTCTGAGGTGATGATAGGGTTGTCAGTAGAGGATACGTAGTTTACTACATCTGCTATAGACATGTTCAGATCGTCACCAATAGTAACTTTGTCGAATTCAAGGCCTTTACTGGAGTGGGCTGTGGCTAGGGTTAGAGGATGCTTTTTACCTTCATGGTTTTTAGCTTCTTTGTAAGTATCGTAGATAGTACCTTTACCGTAGCGGTTTAAGAGCTTACACGCATTTACTAACTGGATGTCATCATCGTATAATGATGCGATGTAACTAAATGGACTTTTATGAGCCATTTTAAGATCAGGTTTCTCTGTCCAAGTGTTAAAGTCTGTTTGGATATGTTGATATGAAGGATCTGGTACAAAACCTTGGTACTTCATACTTGCTAACATTAAAGGTAATTTGAAGATTTCTGATGCTTTACGTGTTAATCCGTAAGAGGTTCCCTGAGCATTTAATGTTACCATCTTACCGATTAAAGCTCCGTTAGTACGAGTGATGTAGCCTTCAGATTCGATTGTTTTGTCTGAGGTGAAGGTACCTTCAAAATCCATATGTGGATCTAGGTAGGTATTACAGAAGCATTCGATTTTAGGAGCGATATTACTAGGTACACGGAAAGATTGTGGTAGATTGAATTTTTTACCTTTACCTTCTAGTACGTCAAAACAGTTAATTGTATGATTAAACGAGTAGATGTTTTGGTGAGGATCTCCTACAGCAATTTTCTTTTTTGATGGTAGTAATAGGAAGATTTCTAAAGTGACTTCATTTAAATCTCCAGCTTCGTCTAACATTAAAAAGTCAAATGGTTCGTACTCTATTTCATCATGAGCTAGGGCTAGATGGAATCTTTTTAAGTAGAATTCATGAGATACTTCGATTTTACCATTGTCCATCAGATCTAGGTATTTGACTACATGTTTTGTGTACTTACTAATGTCCTCTTCTTGAGCTTCTACGAACTCTTCGTAAGTTACGTACCTAGATAGACAGAACTCTTTCATTAGATCGATGACTGTACATTTATCTAGGTAAGGAATGCGCTCTTTGATAGATTTGTAGTTAAAGAAACCTACTTTAAGTTTGTTTGGGATCACGATAGCTTGGTAAGCCATAGAATGGGTCGTCATGCAGTGCGTCGTAGAAGGGAACTTCTTTTTTGAGTTTACGGCTATAGATTTGTTGTAGGCTAGGTAAGCACTATTCTTATGAGGTACTGCGTCTGCAATAGCTGTAAGTAGGGTTGTTTTACCTGCTCCAGCTACAGCTTCTACTAGGACTAGGTCATCGTTACTTGTTACGTAATTTACTACGTCTTGTTGGTGTGAGGTAAGGTTCATTATAATAGGAGTTCCGGATTAACTTTATTTACTTTTTGGCGTAGCTCTGCGTAAGTGTCTAAAGTTGTTTCATAGTTGTATTGAGTTTCTTCAAGCTCTGAGGATAGTTCGTCGTACTTTTCTAATGATTCACATAACGGACAACAAAAGCTTGTGTATACGATTTCTGGGTGAGATTCGTTGCATATTTCCATTAGAGGTTCCTAAATAAAATATCCTGGATGTTCCTGTTCCCATTTAAGTACTTCTTCATGGGTACCGAAAACCTTTACGACATTAGCATCAATCCACCGTGAGTACTTAGGTTCCCACCATCTTTCAGGCAGCTGATCGTGAAGTTCTTCTATATAGTTATCTATAGAGTAACGAGGTATTCGGTTGTGCCATGTATCATTATTTTTTCGTAGGTAGTAACCCATGTTGTTATCTCGAAGATAGTACATATACTGAGGATCATTATTAGTAGATAGGGGTAAGGTAATTTTCATAAGATGCCTTTAATAAGTATAATAAAACCCTCCTAAGAGGGCTCTATATACTTACTATTTCATGTTTACGTTAAATGTTTGACGAGAAAGCTCGCCATCTTGTGAGGAGTAAGTAATAGACTTCATCGTACCTAACGGTCCTCTAAAACCCATGCTATAGGCCCAGGCATTTAGTGGTGGTAGATTACGATGGCTTTCAGCTGAACATAGCCGTGTATCCATAGCTTTCATAGAATGAATGTGACCTAGATGAGAATAACGATGTAATGTTTCGCTAAATATATCTAGACAATCATGTGCCATTACTTCCCCTGTATGCTGCATTTTCATCATATCACCGTGAGCAAATTGAAGGAGGGTTTTGCCGTGTTGATGATATTTGATTGAGCGAGGTTCAGAATCAACGATGACACGAGGTTCATCTTTGAAATAGGCTTCTATGATAGCATTGATAGAGAGATTAACTGATGGATCGTGATTACCAGGTATGGAGTAGAAATAAACTGTTTCATGCCGTTCTAAAGCTGATTTGATACCATATATTAAGGTTTCGTAAGCTGCTTTAAGAACTTGGTGGAAACGTCCATCTACATCTAGTACATGCTTTGATTTAGGTGTCATGTTAGAACCGTCATTGTTCTCTGTTAAGTCACCTAAGTCTACTACTATACCTACGGATGCTTTTGGTGAGCAATCCATTAGGTAGTCGTATGCTTTGTACGTAGTCTGTACAGCACTGTCAAGATTCCAATCTTTTTCTACTTCGTTTCCAGCATTGCGTAAACCTAGGTGTAGATCGTTTGAGATATAGACAGTAGCCAACTCCTCGTTTAAGGGGGTGGTTGGACCGCCTACAGGATCTGCCGGGGTGACGTATTCTGTAACCATAGATGCGATTGCTTCCTCCATTGCGTAGAGGAGGTTCTCTTTTGGTACTGATGTTTTTACATATTGGTGTTTTATTGAACCATCTTCGTCATACAGGGTAGTCGTACCTGTTAAGATTTCGCCAGTACTTACGTAGTTGCCTGAATCTAGGGGTAGGAGTCCTTTACGACGGTAGTTCTCTATTCGTTTTAAGATACGGCTAGGTCTAGCACAATAGCCGGGATACTTTCGTTTTATCCTTTTTTGGATTTCTCCAACATTCATGTTAGAGGTTTCGCAAAGTTTTACGAAAGCTTTAGCGGATATTTTATGCTTAGCCATAAATCACCTTATCGTTTAAATAAAGGGCCTTTTTTGGCACTAGGTTTGGCTTTAGCTTTAGGCTGGTTTCCACCACCATTTTTGCGTCCGCCTGCGATCCAAGCGTCTACGTCTTCAGCAGTAAGCCCATCACGATAGGTTACGTTTGAAGCATAAGCTTGGTCTTTTTCTAACTGCACACCGATTTCTGTTTCGTTGACGATTTCGTCAGCTACAGCACCATCTGCAGAGTAGAAAGCTTTAATATTCAGTTTGTCGCTGATATTACCGTTGTAGGTAGAATATTCTTCTTGAACTCGGATTTTACATTCTAAGTCAGAGAAGTCTGTGATAACTGCGAAATCACGTTCTGTGTTATCTTTACCTACTGGGTGTGTTTCTTCTTCGATTGTAGGCTCATCACCATCACCTAAACCAGCAATAATAGCTAGCTTGTTGATTAGAGTCATACCGATAGTGTTATCTGAACCATCTTTATTTTGTACGATAGGTCCCCAAAGAGTTTGAGTATTACCGTTATATTCGATGTTGAAGTTTACTTGAATAGCACCGTTTTTAGTTGTGTCTACTGATGCGAATAGGATAGTAATATCATAGATACCACTTTTTCCAATGAACTTACCACCAGATGATTCTTGAGTGGCTTCTTTACTTGTTGATACTTTAAACATGGTATTTTCCTTTTTTGGTTTTTATAGGTGTTACAATTCGTAGTTATCTACGTTTTGTTGGATATCTTCCAGAGTTTCTACATACTCTTGGAGATTAAAGTCTTTTACGTCCGTTAGGTCTTCATTCTCATCGTATAAGGTACGAGCGGGGAATTTCGTTGAACGGAAGTGGATAAGACGTTTGTTTGATTTAGCCTCTACAAAGATAGCTTCATCTACTTCAGCGTAAAATCCACCACGTTTGGCGAAAGCACCACCAGCTACAAGAGAGTAACGAGCGTTATCTGAGTCATATAATGCGTGGCTGATTAAGATTACGTTCATGCCGGATGCGACTAAAGAATCTTCGATAAAAGACGTAAATAGGTTGATTTCACGGTTTAGGTTTGTGTAGATATCATAGTTATTATATTTACGGTTACAGTTATCTGAGATAGTATCGAATATCTTAGATACAGAGTCGAATACGATTGATCTAGGGTAAGAACCCATTTTCTCTTTGTAAGCTTCGATTTTTTCTGAGACTAGGTCTGTAAATTGATTTACATCTTCGAAGTCATTTACAGTAACGTGAGGGATTGAGTAAGGGTACTTTTTCCCGTCATGGTAGATTACCATTGTATCTTTTAAGCATTTTGTAAGGGAGGTTTTACCTGCCCCTGATAAGCCAGATACTAGTAGTTTTACTGACATAGTGGTTCCTTTTTTTGTTGATTGTTTAAATAAAGATTTCTGGATAACTTACTGCTATCCTTTCCTCTGCCGTCTCTAAGGTTTGTTTTAAATTTGGAGGTACTATAAGAACGTCCATACCGCAACGTTTTAATTTTTGTATACGCTCTACTGGATGTTTATCAGGGTAACAATCCCAATAACCTACATACCCAAGAGGTTTTGGGTGGTACTCTCCGTATTTCAATACTTTAGTTTTTATACTTACTATAATGGACTTTTTATTTATTTTTAGAACAGTACCTAATGTATCTTTATCTAAAGAATAGTAACCTTTACAGAGTACGGTATCCCCTACTTTAATAAGAGTACCTGACATATCGGTTTGAATACCTTGTAAGTGTAACTTATGGGTCATGCTAGACAGGTTCATAATAAATACTCTGGATACTTTTTATCGTAATTATCTAGTTGAGAGAAGTCTATTGGATCCTCTACTATTCTTCTATTTGCATTTTGTATGTGACCGTTGCATATATATATAACCCAAAAGTCGTCATGGTTCTCTCCTTGACCTTCTAAGCAGAATACTACGTCAGGGTAGTGAAGAGATAGTTTTTTCATATCACTCTCTGCAGAGTACCACTTTATATAGTCTAGATTGTGTACATTATAACCTGTTAGATTATAGAATCTGTCTCTGAACTCTGATGAGGGTGATTCTATTATTGAAGGGCCATTTACCACTTCTAGGGTAAAGTCTGTACAGTATCCCATTTGTAGCTCCTATAAGAAAAGTTCGGGGTTGGTGGTTTGGAGTTGTGCCTTTACAGTGGATAGAGACTCTGGAGATCCAGGGTTATTTATTTCTGTGTAAGCATAGATATCATATTCACAAGGATCTAAACCTAGGTGTTCTATATCCGCTGCATCCTCTCCTACACGTAAGAGGGAGAACCAAGTACTATTGTCTGCTGCATAGTTTTCTACTGCGGCTATTTCATCGTAAGATGAGTACCACTTTATGTCTTCGATAACGAAGGTAGTGACGGAGTTTAGGGTAAGTACGTCAGAAGAAATCCAATAGATTAGGTTATTTTCTTGAAGTAAGCTATAGACTTCTGGAAGCTTTTCTGTCGGAAAGGTAAGGTGAACAGTAGAGCAATAGCCCATAAGTAACTCCTTTAAATGAAATATTCAGGGTGAGTAGTACGCAGGTAAGGGTAGACATCGCCTACATGGCCCAAGTCTTTTACGAAGTGAGGTTCATAATTACAAGGAGACATCTTTTCGGTATACGTACCAGCGTCGTCTTCTGTGAAGCTGTCCACCTCTTCTGGCGTATCTGGCCTACCAAAATGAGGGTCGTCAGTGGCGATAGCTATGTGGTAAAACTCAGATCCTCTGTAGGATACGTAGTTAAAGTAGGTATAGCCCTGTTCGTCCCATTGGGTTTGGTATACGTGTCTATCTAGGTATTTCATACTAATTCTTGAATAGTCTAGGAGGTTTTTTAGCCTTTAAGCGTTGGTCTTGAGCTAGGATATGACGTAGCTCTGGGTGGCTATTCCAAGTGTCTACAGATTCAGATACTAGTTGAAGGATACCCTCGATAGCGTCCATATCATCTTGTGTAATTTGATGTGTAAGGATGTTTACTTCAGAAGGGTAGTCTTTCATAGGTTTACCTGTTTTTTCGCTTATACGACCTGTATTTGAGCGGCTGATGTACACTAGATCTACGAAGTCTACTGGCTTACCTTGTTTTTTTAGGATCCAGGCATAAGTCATTTGCTGGAACCAGTAGTTTCGTGGAAATTTTGTAGGTACACGGGCTTTATCTAGTGATCCGATGGATTTGTAGTCTATGATCCTTCTACGTGTTTCATCATATCGGTCAATGGAACCAGCAGCATGGACTTTAGGTAGTAGTTCTTCATGTACAAATATTTCTGTCTCTACTGGATGGTTATATAGAGATAAGTATTTAGCTATAAGAGTATTTACCATTACAGGGTATTGAGAACGTATCTCTTGCTTATCTACTTCAGGGTCTTTTATAGAGTCGATGTAGGATAGTATAGCTGAATGGTCTACTTTTCCAGAGTCTGTGTACATCTCTGCTGCTGCGTGGACACACGTCCCTAGATATGTTGCTGTATTTCCTGTAAAACCTTCTTCACCTAGTAAATGTTCTCTGTACCACTGAGAGGTGGAGTCAAAGAATTTACTTAGTTGGGAAGGACTGATACGAAAATCATCTTTTGGGATGATTCCAGTACCTGAGTTATAAGAGAAGTAGTCTTTGCTCATATAAATAGCTCCGGATAGGTTGATTTTATTTCTTCTACTGGGGGTAATTGATCAAAAGTGGCTAAAATTTTTAATGGCTTGCCTAAGTGATTTCTAAAATCACTTATAGATCGTATATTATTTGATGTGTAAGCTTTGTCTTCTAGTCTTTTCTTTATTTTTTGTAAATTATCTTTAAAATTCTTAAAAGTAAATTCCCACCTGCTTCCTTCCCTTTCACCTATAATTATAAGAAGACCTGTTTTATTCCATTCCTCTACTTTTACTATATATGTTTTCATAAGAGTACCTCTGGGTAGTTATCCTCTAAGTACTCTATAGTAGGTATTTCATTAAAGGTTTTTAACACCTGTAGAGGTATATTTGAAATGTTCATATAGTCTTGCAGGCTTTTAATTTTGTAGGATACTCGATCTTTAAAATCTTCTTGAGTATCGTCTATATACTCAAGACTTTCGTAGATAGAGCCTCCTAAAAACCAACAACAATGATCAAGACCAGTGTAAAAAAATGCAAAAGAGTTGGTGTCAAGTCTTTGTATTAAGTATATTGTTGCGCCATCATTCATTACGGCTCCTTAATACATACTAGTTACTTGGGTTAGAATTTTCTCAAAACGAGAAGCTTCCATTGGTAGTTGCCAATAGTTGTTGATAGCTTCCATAAGGTTTAGTGTCTCTTCTTTAGTGGCACCTAGGTCGATTGCATAATAAGCCGCTCTGATTAAGGATCGAGAACCTTGTCCCATTGGAGCTTCGTAAGCAAAGTTAAATGTCTCTAGTGGATCGTTTAATAGTGCTTTCTTCTGAGCATTGGTTGTTTTATTATTTTGCTCTTTAGTAATAGCTTTTTCTTTAGCCTGCATTACGAAATCACGAGTGGTCAAAGGTTCTGCTTCTAGTTGAGAGTATACTTTACGTCCTTCATAAGAGAAGAAGATTTGTGATTGGGGTAGGATATCTACCTTTAAGGCTAATTCTTCCGCAATACCTAGGTAAAAGTGCTTCCATTCAACAGCGTTAATGTCTACTACAGAATCTAGTTCAATTAGGATTCTATACTTGTACTCATTTGACGGATCACTAGATAAGGCAATATGGTGATTTACATCGTTTAGCATGAAATGAGCTTCTTCTGCAGACATAGGAGCCTCATCTACATCTAGTACTAACCATTTAGTACCTCCTAGAATGTTTGCTTTACCTCGTTTTCCATCAGCGTATTTGAATGGAGAGTAGGCATAGCTTCCTTGTAGTAAGTCACCTAGTTCTGCGAATGTAGTATCCTCTACTTCAAATCCGTATAAGGCTGTAGCAGCAATATTGTATTTAGCGTCTCTAATGGCGTTAGCATCGTTATTTTCAATAGCTCTGTCTAAGGCAGTGATGTTGATAGGTTTGAATGAGATACCTAATACTTCTGTCTTAATTACAGGTTCGTATTCGATAGCACCACCGTCATTAATTACAGAGTAGATTCCGTTAGGATCGTAGCCGGCACATAATTGAACTAGTTCTTGTAGTTTAGGTTTGGATACTGATGGTACAAACCCTAGTTTTTTAATGTCGTGTACTGTAACTTCTGCTTTACCGTCTTCTACTAACTGGGTGCGGATATAGTCTGAGAATAGCTCATGACTAGATTTATTTAGGTCTTTCTCGAAGAGTTCCATATCCTCATCTAGTAGTTCACAGAATTGAATTGCTTGGATGTAGTGGTCTTCTAAGATTACATCTTTTTGATCTAGTAGGGCAAATGCACCCGCTAGTTTTAGTGCTTTCCATTGTAGGTGTCGGCGGATTAGGGCGTAGGTTGATTCCTGGTTAGATAGTCTCGTTACTACTTCGCTATTATAGCGTTTGTAAATCTCAAATAACTCGAATACTTCTGGTGAGGTTTCGATGTCCATACCTAGAGTTTTGATACCGTAATTTGCTATTGCTGTGACAGCATCTTCCATTGCTCCACGGGCTTCGTAAGCAGTATTTTGGATACCTTTCTGGTAATCTAACATTTCCGAGATAGAGTCAAAGCTAGGTTCTGGTAGTACTTCTGGAGTATAGCAGAAGAATGAACGTCTAGCTAGTTTTGACATGAACGCTACATTGAATTTTTTCTTTGTAGGTTCATCGTATAGTAGGTGTCCAGGAGAACCTACGAATAAGGCTGATACAGGCTGACCTGAGATAGCGTTAGAGCGGAATTCTGCTCCTTTTGTGTATTTAGCTTCTTTGTCACCTAGATCGAATGTTTCTGATAGTACCTTGATATTTGATAGCATATCCTGGTTATAAGCTAATTCATCTGCAAACTCACCACTATATAAGTAACCACTTGAGATACCTAAGTTTCCGATATCGTTGATATGCTGGATTAGACCAGGTTCAGTAGTAGGCATAATGTCGATTGGTGGGATACTACGCATATAGTCTCTATATACGTCTGGGTCTTCTGGTAACTCTTCACCAGCATGTTTAGCTCGTCCAATAGCTTCTTGGATAACTAGATGCTCTCGTTCTTTTTCTACGATGTTGTAGCCTGGTTGAAAACATTTACGAGCATTCTTTACTGAAGAGTCTTTACCTGCTCCTGAACCGGCTACTACGAATGAGATGCTGTTGATTGGTACAGAAGTCGATTGATCCCATAGTAGGATATTACGTTTGAATTGAGATGCAAAAGTAATTAATTGGGAGATTGCTATTACTGCTTTCATTTTGTCAGGTACTGTAGGGAAAGGCATAGCATTAATAACACATTCTGTAATTGGGTTTAGTTTAGGTGTAAGAGCATCTCGGTTCTCAAGTTCCATTTTAGTTAGTTCGTACATAGTATTCTCGTTATTATAGGAATAGTTCTGGGTATTCTTGTTGGAGTGTTTGGAGGAAGTTTTCTGATGTAGATTGAATTGTAGCTATAGGTGCATATGTAGGTAGAATTTCCTTAGACCAGCCAGCATCAAGCTGATTTATTGTTTCTTCTATACGTCCATACAACAAGTAAGGTATAAATAGACAGTTATTGCCTGAACATATAAAAGGCAGGCGTGATACGTCATAGCTATCGTAAAGTGTATATATATTCATAGGAATAACTCAGGGTATATAGAAGTAACGTTGTCTAGCCAGTACAGTAACTTAGTTTCTAGATCTGTTTCATGTACTGTAAAAGAGTCTATTAATGTTACGTTAACGTACTCTTCATCTTTTACTTTATAACTGTATAAAGATTCGAGAGGTGTATTGTAACGTAAAAAAGGGTCGGTAAGTACATCACATAGATTAGCACGATCAGCATGTGATCGTGGTGTGTGGGTGTTTACACATGCAAAAGTGTAAGGAGAGTACCCAGCAACTTCTATATCTAAACCGTAATTTCTGTCATGAGTTTCCACTAAGTATATACATATACGCATACATTTTCCTATAGGTAAAGTTCGGGGTTTGTTGTTTTTAGGTTTTTTAAAGTATTAGTAAATACTTCACGAATTTCCGAAACATTATTTACTTCTGCTGTGACCATATGAATAAATTCTGTATTAGGAGCCCACTCTTTTAGTGATAACATAGATGGGTCTGTAGGATAGTTTCTTTGATGAGCTTTTTTAAGTGCTTTTTCTGTATCTATATTACTGTCCTCTATACTAATTTCTACATGAGCAATACCCATTACTCCGTCTATCTCATATTCTAGTATAGGTATAGTTGCATATTTATATATGTCTAGTTTCATATAAAGTACTCCGGGTATTTTTCTTCTACGACAGACATCCAATAAACTAGTCTGGTTTCTAGGTCTTTCTCTTGTACAGTAAAGGATTCTAGTAATCTTACGTTGGTGTAGTCTTCTTCATCTAGCTTGTCTTGGTACATCCGGTCTGGGGAGGAAGACAAATCTAACAACGGGTCAGTGAGTAAAAAGCATAAATCTTTACGTCTAGAGCTTTTGTCATCTGTTAGTTGTATGTGACTCCATCCTGTATATCTTGCTACTTCTATCTCTAAAGCACAACCGATAGATGTTCCTACTAGGTAGATATTTACTCGCATAATGGTCTCTATATAAATTTTTCTGGGTATAACTCTTTAGCAGCTTTTTGTACTTGTTTTAAGGTAAGTCCCTTAAATTCTTTTTCTAGAACCTTTTCCAGGGATTGCTTGTATATAGCGTCTTCAAAAGCTTTTGCAGTCATATCTGTATAATAATCAAATAATCCTTTACATTCTGTGTCTACCGTTTGGTGAATATTAAGATTATCGAAATACATAAAGAGTCCTTAAGAAATTACATGGTTAGGGATTAATTGACGATTTTGAATCCAACCTTGGAAGTTTCCTGACCAAAAATAACCGTTCTTGTCTACATGTGTTACACCTTCTTGCCATTCAAATAAGGTAGAATCTAGGTGGTTTTCTACTTTCATTGGAGTAGCTTGATGTTCGAAAGGTGAAGCATGGACAGGTTCCGAAGATACTAGTTGGTCATAGATAGCTAATGCTTTAGGTAAGGAATGGTCTAGTACACGATAGCTAACTTGAGCACAGCAACTAGCAGATACTTTGATGGCTTCTTCCTCTGTTAGTACAGTGCCGTCAGCATCTAGATATGTTACTTTGCCTTCTGTGCTTTTTACTGTAGTGGTGTAAGGTAAATGCCATTCACCTGGGTTTAAATGCTTAGGGGTAGACGCTTCCATAGCAGTATTCATATATGAAGCTAGGAGACGTATTTCAGGTTGAGCATCGGGATGATCACGTAAGTGTAAGAAGTTTGCGATTTCTGTGGTTGTTAGTACTACTTTGTAAGTTTGGAATACTTCCGATACCCTGTTAGCGTGTTGTTTGTGGAGACCTAGGTCTGATAGGATAGATGCATACTCTGCAGCTGAAGTAGCAGCTTCTTTCCAGATTGATTGGGTTAGGTCTAAGCGTTTACCTGTAAGCTCTGCACCTGCTTGCATACCTTTTTGATTAGAACCAAAATAAAAAGGTACAGCGGGGTTAGCTTTAATTTGAGCAGAAGTAGTAGATACCGGGATAGCACGAGAACTAGCTGCATTACGACTAAACTGACGATGGGTCATAAGCTCTGCGTGGATGAATCTTGGATACTCCAGTTCAAATGAGGTAATACGTTTACCTGCAGGAGTGATAGAGTCTGAGATGATTGTTGCTTTAATTTGGTTCATAATAGTTCCTAGATAAAAAATTCGGGGTGATTGTAGTTAGTATATTCATATAAAGAACTCCGGATACCCTTCTTGTAGGGATTCTATAGTATAGAAAGGTAGAGCTATAGTGTACGGTTTAGGAAAAGGGATAGGAGGTTTTGTTTTAAAGTTACGGATAGCTCCTGAGATAGTTTTATGACTTGGGTAGAATATAGGATTTTTTGGATTAGTGTGATCTACCACTCGGTAAAGACAAGTTTCGTTAGGGTATATGAAGGTTGTAAGTAAGTAAGGAGCTGCCATATAGAGCTCCTTATATTTAGATTAGTCTATAACCCTTCAGGGTACATTTCAGTTGATTTGATAATGAAGTCTTTAACTAGACCGGATCGTACTATGTCATCTGCTTCAAAGTCAAATCTAGCGAACTGTGGTAGCTCTTCCAGGACTTTAAATACTTTTTCCACATCTTTCTCTTTCTCTCGTGTTAAGTCTCGTTGTAGGATGTCTCCTGTGATTATAATACGACTATTCTGTCCTGCACGAGTGATTACACTAGCTAGTTCATGAGCTGTAAAATTTTGAGCTTCCTCTACTACGATAATTGCATTATCCATAGTAAGACCTCGAACATAACTAGTAAGCATAAAGCGTACAATGTCTTTCTTTTTAAGTATGTCATAAGCGTCGTCACGTTTAAAAATGTCTGAAAATATCTTTCTATACGGAAGTTCGTAAACTAGGCCTTTTTCCTCAAGCGAACCAGGAAGATGCCCTATATCACGAGTTTGAACTGCTGAGCGGATAATTACTATTTTGTTGTAGTCACCTCGTTCAAGGAGAAGAGATGCACCTGCTAAAGCTAGATAGGACTTACCTACCCCGGCATAACCTAGTAGGGATATGTGTTTATCTGTTGCTTGGAGTGTGTGGAGAATGTCTGCTTGTCTGTCATTAAAAGGTTGGACATCAGAGACTTTTAGGTTGTCTTTTTCTAGGGGTTTAGCGTTATGCGGTTTCTTACGAGCCATTTAGTAGCCTTTATCTAGTTGATAGAAACTCTATTATAGCAGGTTTGACCTACTAAGATAAGTACTTAAAGAATACGTATTTTAATAGGTCCCTGATTAACCATCACAGGGATAGGTTACCTTGGAGAAGGTTTAAATATCCTTATAGCTTATAGTTTAATATTTGTTTTTTAAGGAAAGGGCTAAATACTAGGTTAATGTATGCACTAGATAAGAGTAAGGTACCTCCATAGAACACAGCTAATTCCATATGCCCTGAATAGTATATTACATATGTTTTAGCTAGAATTAATAGGAAGACGATACCCGCATACAGAGGTGAAGATTTGAGTAAGAAGTTTATTGCTTCAGGTACCACCTCTTTAGGTAAAGTACCTTTTCTTTTTATTGCTGCCTGTATTCCAAGTGATGCTATAGCAAAGATACCTGTTGCTAAGGTTATGGTTATAAGTACGAAGTAGGCTATACCTGTAAATATAGGATAGTTAGTTACGTACAAACCGAAATAAATGAGACTCCATATTAGAGTCTCTAATAGTAGAATACGTAACATAATTAGCTTGCTACCTTAGTTACAATTTTTCGGAATAAACCTTTACTATTCAATTCTCCATCAAAAGCCACTAGTTGCTGGAACGCAGTTTGATTGTCTGATTTTAGATTTGTTAAGAAGGCTGTTAAGTTTTCTAGAGGCAACCCGTATAAGTAAGCTAGGTATGGTAATGCTTCTGAAGCATCTTTTACATCGGTATAAGCCTTTTGCAGGTTGTGGGCTAACTCCATTTTTTTAATAGCCTCTACCTTGTCGATAGCTTTACCTACATGAGCACCTAGTTTTTCGATGTCTTTAACACGTTTTGCTTTCTTCTCTACAATTTCTTGAATCTCTTCTACTGACATAGAACGAGCATAACCTTGTAAGAATAGTAAGAATTCTGCTGCTAGTGATTCACCGATAATACCTTTTAAGTAGTATGAAGTGGTCTCAGTAGGTTTGTTATTAATACTGTCTAGGTATGAGGCTAATCTAGTCCATGAACGTGGTGAAGAGCCTTTCTTACCATCTTTAGGTACAAAGTGTAGTTTTGATGGGTTCTCTGTTAAGTAGTCACGTACTACTTCATTTACGTTGTTGTCGTTAGCCCATGATAACCAGGCATTTGTATCTGGATCTAGGTTGCATTGTACAAAACGGTCTAATAAGGCTGGATCAAAGTCTACTACTGTATAATCACCGTCAGAAGGGTTGATTGCTGATACGATGAATGTATCTTTACCACCGACTCTAGGTAAGATATGTGTATGCAAACGTTTTTCTAGGATTAGCTGTAACGAGGCGTTTAATACATCACTAGGTGAACGGTTAAATTCATCTAGGAATAGTACAGAACGTTTTGCATCTAGGTATACTACATTTTCTTGACGGAGTAATTGTAGTTCGTCAGATGGTAGCTTGTAGAATTGGCAATATAGCTCGTTTAGTTTCTCACGTTTAATCATTTCTGTAGCTAGATTTTTTACTAGATCGTATAAACCTGTGTCTACAAACTTTAAACGGTCAATAGGCATTTCTGTAGGCCAAGCTGCGTTTACGATACGTGAATACCAATCTGGCGCTGCCCATACAGTTGTTGTTTGTCCGCCTACTTGAGTAGTACGAGGAATACCGATAAGATCTCCAATATCCATTAAGGATAGGATTAACGGTTCAAAATGAAGGTTTTTTTCACGAGCGTAGGTTTCACAAATTGTTGATTTACCAATACCGTGTAATGATTCAATTAGAGGTACGTGATCTACCGCATCCGCTTCTTGAATTAAGTTAAATACTTGTTTAATGTTCATATATGTTCTCCAATTAGATAAAGTGTTCTGGGTGTTTAATCTTAATTTCGTTTGTTATTCTGCTGTAAATGTTTCCAATAAGTTGTTGTCTTGAAGTAATAAGCTCTCGTTCTTGTTTGTATACGTCTCTTACCGCTTTTTGGTCTTCAGGTGTTAGTAGAGTTATTATAGTTTCCTGTATATCTTCAGAAAACTCTGTAAAGTCTACTAATGTTAATGGGTTTTCATTGATCGTACCATCAGGAGTGTGTAACCTAGTTATAAGTTTCATATAAAATATTCCGGATTTGTTTTTCTAGCCTGTTTAAATAGTTGAAGTGTTTCTAGGCTATTTTTTGCTAATAGGGATTGTACGTAAGGATGTTTGATACCTCTTTCCTGTTCTAGTATTAGAGGTTTTAATTTTTCTATTAAGTTTTTATATATACCTTTTTTTACTATCTAGTAATTGTCGGTAAGGGTTATTTTTATTAGCTAGACCGTCATAAGGAGGTTGTGCTACTACACGTAAATGTAAGTGCTCTCCACTCTTTGTCAAATGTATATCTACTATCATACTAATCACCTGTCTCTAGTTTGATAGCTCTCATACGACCTGTTTGCATTTGGTCCATGATTTGTCCTTCTGAGGTAATTAAGAAGATAGTAGGGCGATTAGCTTCAGCAAAGGCTTCTACATCAGACGTATGTAAATATCCATCTGTAATGACTAGTAAGGCATCATAAGATAGATGTTCTTTAGAAGCTTGTTTTAAGGCTTTTGAGATGTATGTACCACCACGAGCATTACGTTCAAAAGAGCGGGTATTAGCTTTTAACTCTACTGATGGGTAAGCTTGAGTATCTACTGAGATATATCTAGTGCTTGTATTCATTACTTTACATAGCTGTATTGTTTCTGAAATAGCTTGCACTAGTTCTGTATCAGATACTGAACCAGATTCGTCCCCTACTACTAATAAATCAAAAGTACGGTCTTTTGTACGACCTTTGATATGTTCGAAGTGAGGGGAACGTCTATCTCTACGCAGTAATGTTTTACGTTGGTTAGCTCTACGGTTACCTACAATACGACGTAATACTTGTTTCCAATTGACTTGTTTATCATTGTTAAAGATATCTAGCCAATCAGTATATTGAGAAGGAGTATTGCCTTGTACTTTTTGGGTTTCAGCATTAGCTTGTTCCATCATTTTCTTTGTAAGATCTTGTTGGATTACTTCTTCACCTTGCGATTCAGCCCATTGTTGGTGATCACCTGTAGATGAACCACTACCCCCATCATCATCATTATCATTATTATTATCGTCTTCATCAGGAAGCATCTCAAAGTATTGTTCTGCTGTCTTGTTTTCAGAGACTGGATAATTACCTAGTAGGTTTTCAGGCGTGACAGCATCATCAGGTAGATGGTCTGCATTGATATGCTGGTTAATAGCGCAATCTGTAGCTTTTTGGAATTTCTTTACATCACGTCCTTCTAAACGAGTTACATGATCGTATAGGATATGTAACATATTGTGTTTTAAAGTACCCATACGATGTGTTAAAGGCATCTGATTAAATAGGGTAGGGTTAATGAATAGATTGTAATGGTCATGCATAAAGTTTACATCACATGGAGTACCTTCAGGGTCCTCTTCAGTCACCCCTAGTTTTGGATCGTATGTTACACGACACTGTGAAATAAGGTGAGCATAAAATACATACTCTTTGTGATAGGAACTAGATGCAGTAGCCATGTTAGCTAAAGCTTCTTCAAATCCAAATTTTTCGTCTGTCATAATGACCTCTATATTAATAGTTCGGGATGATCTGTTTCTATTTGGGTTAAAGTTATAGGTTCTTCTTGTATTATTACTAGCTTTAGTTCTTTAGAGTGTTCGAGTTCTGATAACCATTGAGATAAGTGGATAGGTTTGTTTGGCGGTATGTTTTCAGTAATCCTATTATCAGGTATATCAGCATAGACGAGTGTTTCTGGCTCGCCTACACGACGTAGTAATACAGGTATTTTAGAAGCCCAACCATACCACATAATATTCTCACTATCTAGCTTACCGCTAAGCATAGTATAGTTGTATTCTTGTTCAGGAGTGTTAGTAGTTACGTATATTAAATATACATTATCTTCTGTCATAATAATAACTCCGGGTAGTACGTTTCTATCTGTCTTAATGTGATAGGCGTTTCTTGCTTTATAATTACCTTAATCTTATCTACCATCTCTAAGAATTTTATCCAGTTTTCTAGTGGTATATAACAATCTTCTCCGGTAGTAGGAAGACCTGGGTCGATATATGCTTTTGCTTCTTTTGGATGTAGTAGGTATAAAGAAGATATAGTAGTAAAAGACTTATTGTTTATTGCAGTTTTTATATCTTTTGACCAGCCGTAATAAGTATATCTAACATTATCAGAAGTTCCTTCTGGAATACTGTATATAGGGCTGTTCATTAATTTAATAAGTATATACATGGTAAATACTTATAAAGTCACTTGCTGTACTCTAGAGGATACTTCCATTTCTTCATCCGGAGTCAAAGGTTTCCAGGTAGAGTGGTATAGACGCTCACCTTGAGCCAAAACACGAGCAGAAGTCGTGTAGTTCTTAGAGCGGTGGTCTAGGTTTTTTACTTTACCTTGTACTTTTGTTTTAGGCAGAATCTTAAACTCTGTGTAATAGTCTTTAGCAGTGATGTATAAACCACGTTTAGCTAATAGCTTATTTAAAGTTACGTAGAAACTCATCTTCTTAAGAGCGAATTGTTGCACTTCTTTAGGAGACTTATAAGTTTTTGGGATATCTAGCGATGCTAGTTCACATAGACGTTTTTCTGATAGTACGCAACCGGCTCTAAATTCGTTTTGGTTTGTTGTAATTAGTTGGTTTAGTTTTGCTACTTTTAAATGTTTCATATTAATTCCCTTAGATAAAATATTCTGGATGAGACTTTTCTGTTATCTTCAGTAAAGGTTCTTGATTCCAAGTATTTATAGCAGTTACACAATCTACTTCTCTGTACTCCCAAGAGTAATCTAGAAAGGAATCTAGTGCTTTTTGGTAGCTCCTATACATTGTATAACGTACTTTGTGGTATGTTAGTACTGCTATAGCATTTTCATACCTATAGAACCGATATTCCATATAACACCTCCTTTAGTTCGTAACGTTTTCTTACTTTTTTAAAATGGCATTTATAGGTTTTGTTTGCGTAACTTACTTTAGCGATACCATAAGAATCAGTGTATTTAGACCCTAGTTTTTTATAAGGAGCTTTACCGTTTTTTAGGTATAGCTGGTGTAAGCATTCATGCTCTAATGCTTCATTTTGGTAATCTGCATAAGAGCTAGAGGTATATAGTATAGATAGTAAAAATATAATAGTTTTCATACAAGTAGCTCTGGATAGTGCTTTTTTATATTATTTAAGGTTATTGGTTTAGTGGATTCTAGGATAAGTTCTGTATGGTCAAAAAAAGGCCTATCTTCTTCCTTTACAGGAAAACCGGTAATTGTTACAACTTTTTTTATAGAGGGGTGACAGTAGGTTCTTTTACCTTTATAAGTTATAAAGTATGAACGATATTTTGTATACATGTATAGCTTATATAGATTAGTAGAATTCACTTGTGCCCCCCATTTGATGCTCTAAAGCACACTCATTAGCCATAGACCTGTAGTAAGCCAGGTCTTCTTCATCATCTTCTGTATATGTAAGAGGTATAGTGATGTAGACAAAAGAATCTTGTTTCCCAGGTTTCTTTTTTGTGTGAGCATCTAGTTTATGTTGCCATTTATTCTTAGACATAGCTTACTCCTAGTGAGTACTGTTTAGTTCTCCGTTAGCCATTGCTGCCATACCTTCTACTGTTTCTAGGTCTAGCGTTTCAATAGAAAGGATTTGAGTACCTTCTAAAGAGATACGTTCGTATTGACCTGTTCTTCCGTTAAAAGCTAGGTAGTGATGGTCTTTATCAGGGTTTACAAGGTCTGCTACTTTTCCTTTTAAGGTGCTTAACATTTCTTGGACACCTTCAAACATTTGAGATCCTTCTTCTTCCTGGCTATCTAAAGCTTCTTGAAGCTCGATATGTGTTTTGTTGCCTACAAAACTATCACCTTCATCTGTAGTACCTGTATATAGGGTATCGAATGTAAATGTTTTACCATCATGTACGATAGTTACTGGGTATACAGTATCATCAGGCATAATCTCTAACCCTAGTTCTGAATAGTGTGTCCCTTCTAAGCTGATTTGTTTCCTGTTATCCTCTGTAGGGGCGTTGATAGGTATAATAGTGTCTTCATCTAACATGACTATATGTACTTCTGTTCGTGCTTTATGGCGTAATACTAGAGGGTATTTATCTTCATTAGAGGAACCTACTTTTTTCCATAAAGAAGTATTTGTACAAGCAACTAAGCCTTTTACGTAGGTGCCTTCTTCTAGGAATTCGTTAGTTCCTTTATCTAAGATAATGCCTGCTGTCGGTGAATCAAATTCTACTACTGCATTTGAAACTGTTGAGGTCATTTTAATTGGGAATTTCATTATATTATCCTTTTTAGGTTATAAAAATACTTCACATAATGTGAATGTATTTGAGATTTGAGCAGCTAGGTTTACTTCTTCTGGTGTAAAAATTGTATGTAGGTCAAGGGTTCGAAGCTTGACCACCTCGAACGAGGATTAAACCTAAACAATAGTATATCCCTATACTATCTGGTTTTATGTCGATGCTTAGCTATGGTCACCACCATATGCCTGTGTGTGGTTCAGGCTCTTACCTTTGAACATGTCGTAGTCAATAAAACGCTCCCATCTTCAAGCAAGGGAGTACTTCTGGTATTCTCAGTATACCAACAATGTATCACTGGATAGTAAGCTATCAACTGCTGATTCACAGCTTTGGATTCAGTTAAGTTCATGTATTAAACTATCTTATAGTTTAAATTGATAGATGTCAAAGCTTCCTATCTGCTGCTTCCACTTCATGTCCATTAGCTAAAGCGTGTAGGACTTCGTTAATTGTTTCTAGTTTTTTTAGGCATCTTTGTTCATCCTTTTATGAAAGAACACAAATACAGTGGGTGCTTGGGTTAGTACAGAGAAAGCGATTAATGCCCTAATTGTTGCGTAATCAATCTTCCACTCGATAAACGCCACTGTTAACAGAGTAAAGACGACTATTGTGCTGATAATCCCAATAAGCATTACCAAGAAAGCCACAAAACTGCCATTGTTGTTAGCGTACTCATAAGTTTTAAACATAATCAATCCTCCAATTTCTCAAAAGCTTCAACTGATATAATCAGTCATTATTTCACCACTTTAATTTTATAACCAAGTTGTTTTTCAATCTCAGCGATAGTCAATTCTTTAGTACTATCTTCGTTTACGTCAATACCTGAGATTTCTTTAAACACTTCTGCATCAAAGTTAGGTAGAGCATATAGTAATTCTTTGTCGGCATCTGTTGCTTTTTCCCATGCTTGTCTCCAAGCTTCTTTATGTTCATATACTTTTAAATACCCGCCTGTTATTTTATGGGTAGGGTTATCTTCTTTTTCTTTTGTTGTCATTCCCTCAGAAGGAACCCATTGCGTTAATTTAAAGTAAATGAAATCAGGTTTCTTAGCTTCACCCCACTCTTCTAGGGTACATGGTTTATTAAAAGCCCCAAAACCTGCATAATCTTCTGTTGAAAAATGCCCTGTTGAGTAATTTGAAATTGACCAATTTCCTGTTGAGCGATTCCCTGTTGACCAATCCCCTGTTGAGTACTTACCTGTTGAGCGATTCCCTGTTGAGCAATCCCCTGTTGAATGATACCCTGTTGAGCAATCCCCTGTTGAATGATACCCTGTTGAGCGATTCCCTGTTGAATGATACCCTGTTGAGCGATTCCCTGTTGAGTACTTACCTGTTGAGTACTTATCTATCTTGATCATTTTTTTTTTCTTTGGTTATGTTATATAGTTGTTTATCTATGATTTGTTTATGCATAACTTACCCTCTAACTCATTTTCATCTTTCATAAATCACCCTCTAATTCGTCTGCGTAGTTAGTCATTAGTTCAATTACAACATCGCAGTCTGTATATAGCTTGTCTAGTTCTCTAGCCGTTTCACGAATAGCATCAGCTTTTATTTTTTTAATTGAATATTGAGGAGATTGTTTAGCAATCTCTTGTAATTCAAAGTGTAACCCTGGACTAATTGTGAAGGTATTAGAAAGTCTAACGATATAGCTTAATAAATTATCACTATAGGCTTCAAGTTCTTTAATACGCTCAATAGCTTCTGTTATTGTAGTTATCATTTCTGACATTGAACGGTCTAGTGCTTGTACTTCTTTTTCACTCATTATTCTTCTCCTGTATCCATCATTAAAAACACTTCACAAATTACACGTTTCCTGATGTAAAGGACAGTCCTGACTGATGATGTGGTAAGGAGTGCCTAAACGTTCTAGATTATCTAGGGTAGGACAAGTACAGGAAGGGTGTTTCCATTTGTATGTATGGTATGTAGGATCTAGGTCAAAACCCCATAGATATTGGAGGTAGAATTCTAAGCCTTCTAGCATAGTATTAAGACGTTCTATATCTTCTTTAGTAGGATTATGTAAAGGAGTTGAAAAAAGAGCGTCTATGGCCTCATGTGCGACTTCTATCTTACGTATATTATGTTCAGATATATTCCGTTCTTTTGCTAGTATTAAGTTTATCATTGTAGCTCCTTAAAGACTCTATACTGGTATACACTAAGGTACGTAAACCTTGTTTATAGCTTTCCGGTAAGTCTGTCAGCTCTATATAAGAAGCAGCTACCTCGTACTGAGGTACTGTTTTACAAGAATATATAATATTTAGTGTTCGTATATATAAACTAGACATCAGTAGCTCCTAGGTCTTTTACCAGTTTATCAAAAAATGTATCCGCTTCTGCTTTATTTTCGAATCTATATGATCTAGTTAGTGGTTTACCTGTCAGATAGTCTAAAGTTTTAAATTCAAAATCTACTTTAAAGTTACTGGCATATCTCTTACTGGTTTCTTTTGTTGGTGGATGGACTACTCTAATTTCATCTATGTGATATAAGGTATTGAATATTTTTAGATGTGGCATAAGTAATCCTTTATGTTTGGTGCCTCGAAAGGGATTTGAACCCTTGCTCTCCCGTTTATGAGACGGATGCTTTAGACCGCTAAGCTACCGAAGCATTGTTTATTTAGATAGTATTCTGATACGTTCTTCCAAGTCTTTAAAGTACCAGTGTATAAAACTATTTGCTTTCTTTGATGTTTCTTTAATATCTTTTTTAACTATTTGATGTACTATAATTAAAGAAACTATTTGTAATAGTAGTGTTATAAGAATATTCAACTCAGGTACTGCTACTATTGCAAGTAGTATAAGGAGAGGTATGCTGTAAAGAACTACCGTACGGAATTTTAATTGTCTGTAGTACCATTCCCATCCATCACTACCGTATTTACTCTTTAACCATTTAAAATCTTCCATAATGGCTCCTAAAATAATTTTTATATTTGTATTTACTTTCTTTGAATATATGCTAAACTAGCTTTTACAAAAGATAGTTTAAGTCAAAGTCTCTATATATATAGAGAATAGGGAGAAGAGAGGTGTAATAGATTTAGACAATCTATTTTAAGGTATGTTATAAAGTATAATAGAACCTATGATAAGGATAGCTAAGCTATTCATTAATATGTTTTCTGGTCTCATCAATATACTCCTATAAAGTAAATCCTTTATATATTAAATCTAAGAATCGCTCTTTATATATAATATAAACAACAGAACAGTTAAAAATACTATCTACATCTTGATAACCTCTTCAAGAGTATCAAAAGTATTAGTGTATTTAATATTTATAGGATTATCTTCGTAATTTCCTGCAACTACATGATACCCCTCTTTCATAGTAACCTCTACTTGATAGGATAAGTTTGGTCTTGAGCGTAACCTAGTTCTGCATGAAGAGCAGAATGGCAGGTTTCACATATACATACCAGATCACCTAGGTCTTCATTTCCTAAACGTTCATAAGTGATATGATGTATGTTGAGTTGGGTTTCTGTATCTCCACACATTTGACATTTGTAGTTATCTCTAGCTAGTATGAGTTGCTTCTTTTTCCACCAATCTTTGGAGTTTAAGTAAGCCTGTTTTGCTGATCTAGGTGTATAGATACCTGATGTTATAGGTACTTCTCTGTTATCGTGAGGCACATAAGTGTGGTCTGTCTTTGTAGTACGAGTACTCCAAGATTCATACACAATAACTAGTATTACTCCTATTACGAAGAGTATAGGCATTAAGAAAAAAATAAGAATACCTACTACAAATAGGAGTGAATAGAATGGGTGTTCTGTAAATGCCTTATAAAAGGTATGTAAGAAGGTCCTAAGTGGGTTTCTCATATTTTCCTCCTAGGTACATGAATAGAAATAAGTGTATTCCTTTTAGTTATTAAGTTTAGATAGGTGCTTTTATAGCTTCCCATAGACCATCTTCATCATCTGCATAGTGCCTAGATACGTCACCATTTACAGGATAGACTTCCCAATAAGGTTTATCCATAGCAGCTAATGCTCCTTTATCGTCCCAATAGATTGACTTTCTAGTTCCATCAGGGAGGAATGCAAAGAATCGGACTGTAGCATTATTAGTAGGCATTAAGATTTGGATTTTGACACCCTCTGGAATAGTTAGGATAGGAACATTATTGTTTGAAGCAACCCAATCTTGTTCTTTCTCTACTCTAAGTCGTTTTATCGTAATTGTCATATCTTCTGATAGCAATTCTTTAAGGTCCATAAAACACTCCTTTTATATGTAGGTTAGTGTATGTAAAAATAACGATTTTTTAAAAAGTTCTGTGTATGTTTTGGGTACTTTTATATAAAGAGTTGTGGGTGCTGTTCTTTAGCAATATTACGTAGGGTTTCTAAGATTTCTTTATCAGGTTTACATGTTATAATGGTTGAGCTAGTGTTGAAGGGACATATAGTGCACCTTAACCCAATACAACTAAAATCATCTTCTACAGAGAGTATAGTGATATGTTCAAATACCCCTTCGTAATGTATTGCTACTGGGATATTTTGCATCATTTCTTGTTGCTTTGGTGTAAGCTTTAAAAGTTCTGACCTCATGATAGACACCTAGGTTAAATTAAGTATTTTAGATACAGCAGGGATATCTTTAACCTTTGCAGGTCTTGTTACTATATTATTTCTATCAGGGAAATAATCCCCATTACAAGAGACTTCACCAGCTAAGGTAAAAGACTCTGTAACCATTAAAATAATCTCATGGCTATCATTAGTACCCAAAGATACAGCTGTTATCTTTTTATCAGTAATAGGCATAGTATCTCCTTATTTTTCGTAGAGTTGTTTAAATAAAGTATACCTTTGTTCAATAGGAGGTTTACCTTCTATTAGATCGTGAGAGTGCTCTATATTTATTACTTCATACCAATCTAGTGTTTCTCTTACTGTAAGTTTATGTTTTCTTTACTTTTTCTAGAAAAAAAAAAAAAAAATAGAAAAAAAAAAATGTCCTATCCTCTTAATAAAAAAAAAGCAGATTAGTAACTAATAGCCACCAATCCACCTTATTTTTACATTACGAACCCTTTACAACCTACTGGCTGTCCTTGTTCGTTCCTTACTA